GCTCGCAAATATGGAACTAATTATCTAAACGATCTAAATGCAGGAAGAGTTAATAAATTTGCAGCTGGTGGGTCGGCTGATTCTGCGCGGAGTAACCTTCAAAACACCTACGACTGGAATGACCCAAAGAAACCTACGGCGGGGTCGTTTAATGTTGATTCTAGGCTGTCGGCCCTCGGACAGATGGATAGCAGCAATCCGCAAAATGCATATAAATTCTCTAGAGAAGCTACCCTTGATCAATACCTCAAAGACAAAGCCGCCGATGATGAAATGAAGAAAAATGCCATGATGGCATACAAGACCCAAAGAAGGAAGATCATTCAAAGCGCAGTTATGCAAATTGCAATGGTGGGCATTCAGGCTGGAATGCAGTCAATGGGTTCCTCGCCCAAGGCGAAGAACCCGAAAACGGGCAAGCCACTCAAGTCGGGCGAGGTCCTAACGAAAGGCGGAAAAGTCATTAAACCCGGCAGTAGCGGTTGGGCACAGGCGATAAGCAGTGCGCCCGTCAGTTCGATTGGGGGTACGCCTGCGCAGATAGAAGTCCAGCAGTACAAGGCACAAGGCGTGCGGGACATGCAGATGGCTAAGACTACAGGGTTTCCTGCTACGGCACCCGGCGGAGGCGTGTACGGGTCGGATAAAGTTGCCCGGGCTGATAGAGTAATGGAGCAGATGCAGGATCAAGCTATGCTTAAGCAATTCACAAAGGACAGAACTCCCAAACAAAACTTTCTACAACAATTGTTAGGTTTTCAACCGGGAGCGAATTATGGCAGCCCCTTGACGACACCATCGAAGAAAGCTGGGGGCACGGGCAAAAAGGGCGGCTTAGGCGATGTGAATATCTTGGGCGCAACCAGTAACTTAACGAAAGGTGACGGCGGTGGCGGAATTACGAGACCGAAGACAATGATCGATGCGTCAAGGCTGAAGTTATTTAGGCAGGATCACGATACGATGCACGTGGCTGCTGGGGGACCTGCACACACAAGGGGCCGGGACACGGTTCCCGCCATGCTAACAGCCGGGGAGTGGGTGGTTCCCAAGGAAACCGTAGACTTGTATGGTATGGGTTTCATGAACAAATTAAATAAAGGAGAAGTACAGCACTTTGCCGAGGGCGGCTACGTAGGTCCACGAGGCGGGGGTGAGACACCTTCTTCTGGCGGCGGAAGCGCTTCCTCAGTTAATAATGACTTTACTATCAATGTTAATGTTACCAATGAGGGTGGCGGTAGTGACGACGGAAGGACAGCACTCGGCGAAAAGGATCAAAATACACAGGGCGGATTAGAGGAAAACGAGCGCAATAAAGAGCTTGGCGTTAGAATTAAAGGCGCAGTGGTACAGGAGATTGTTTACCAAAAACGCCCCGGTGGTCTTCTCTACAGCGAAAAGAGAAGCTAATACCTTCTTCCATAATCAGCTTCAGCGCTGAAGTTAATAAATTCCACATTAGTCCCTTCAAATTCTAGCTTAACCGTAAGGGTTGTGTCTCTATTAAATTGTTCAAGCGGAACGCCTTTAGAAAGTATATTAAATACTGGCAATAAATCTGTTGATCCATTCCATTTTGAATTTTTACAAAATACAAAGTTTTTATCCGAGGGCGGATTAGAAGCCCAGTTTTCAGCTTGATCTACCCTGATGTCATTAACATAAACTTTCCAATTTTTGAGTTCACTTAATTCCTGCCATTTCTCATTTTGAGACTCAGCGTTAGTATACAAGGTCCTCTCCCCTTGGAGAGATCCCTCTATCTTAAGGAAGTGCCATTGGCGTTGGGCTGGTAGGGTAAACGTGAGGGTTTGATTTCCCTGTTTAATAATCTTTCTTACTGTGTTTGTGTCGTCGAGTTTAACTTCACGAACAGAGCTTACAGATAACATTCTAGCCATATCAAAGCCTCTATTTTTGATTGGATTATTTTTTGTATTAGTACGATACGCGATGTCTCTCTCTTGATCAAAGGTATCATAAAGGCTGTAAGCCATATAAGCCGAACCATCTAGTAAAAGATTCCCAGTAGGGGTAACTTCAATGGTCGGAGCATAATCAAATTTTATTCTTTGAATGTCATGGCGCAAGTCATTTTGAAGAACACCCTGTACCCCAGTAACGTCAAAATACTGAGGGGAAACGTATAAAAATCCACCAGCTACATCCCTATTAAAACTCTGGGGGCTATTTTTTTCAAAAACCATTTTAACTTTATTATCTAATGTGATTTGCTGGGTAGTGCAAATATCATCACTAGGAGCACAAACATCCCCGTCGCTTGATAGGTGGGCATGAACGGGGGGATTATTTAGCCTGACTATATCATACCCATATATGTTGGTATAATGAGAATCTAATTTTGTATAAGTTTCAGTAATAAGATTCCCCGAACTGTCAGTATAGGGCTGTGCGCTTGGATCTAGGCTGTACCCAAATTTACCGCCCGCAGAGCTTTCACCATATTCATTATGAGCTTCTACTACGATGTCAAAAGTCCGCCTCCCAGAAGCATAAAATAAATTTCCTGTTAAATCATAAGTAAATGCAAATCCACTTAAGTTTGTCGCCGCTCGGTCAGCGGACTTGTATCCTGTTATCTCATGGATAATGTTTGGATTCGGAATGGGAGTACCTTCAGAAGGCTCTCTAACCGTAAGTCTGTACGCATAGGAGCTTGGTACAAACCCGGACGCAGCTAGTGTCGATGTCCAAAGTATAGTTGGGCTACCTCCAGTAAATTCGATTCTTGGTTTTTTCTTTTTTTCAGCCGTTATAAGACTACCTTCATTGGTTGATAGTCCAAGGTTTTCTACCTCAACATCTTCAATAGGGTGAATCGTGGGAACGATTATCCTCTCGGACCTAGAAGACAAGGAGTATTGATTCATGTTATTCACAGAAAATACTTTAAATAGACATGATCCTGATTGCTCAGGTCTGAATATTCCTTGCGCCTGAGCTAGGGCTGGAATTCTGGTGATTCTATGTTCATTATCAGGGATATATTGGGTACCTGAAGAGACTACTTTTGTAAGGGGGGTATTATCTATAAACGCCCGTCCACTTAGTGATCCTCCGGTATACTGTGTCCACAGCACCGGGTAATTTCCAGTAAAGTCTGAGATGCTAAAGAAAGGAGAATTTTCTTTTGCAAATACCTGATAAGCGTCTAAACCATTTTTGCTGGTTGGGGCCCCAATAGAATATTTAACTTGTGCTGAATTTGGGGAAAATTGATCTATCTTAAGAGCGAGGCTCGTGGGTCCATCCGGAACTTTTAGTGTGGGCGAGTTATATAACCCAGCCTGCTCGAATAATAAATCATCTTCTATTCTATCATATTTTATGGGGTTATTTTCAACAGCCTTAATCGAGAATACTTGTTTCTCATCTTCTTTTACGTCTACTATTCGAAAAAGCTTCTCTTTAGTAGTAGATGCATCAAAAGAGCTTCCGAGGGCAAATTCTTTACCTGTTGGGTTAATTGTCCAAATCTGATTGTTACCTACAGTATAATCAGATCTGTTAATATTTTTTGTAGAGCCGTCAAAACCGCCAGCTAGCCATGCTGGCCAATGAACTGCGGTGGCACCCCCTAATTTTATTGTGCTAAATTTTGGAGGAGCAGTAGTTTCTAAATCTAAACCCATATCAATAAAGCTACCGCTAATTAAAAAATCCTGCACCTGACTACGCCTGATGTCCGGGGTGTCGTCGGAGTTCAGTCCGCTTACATTGTAACTATCATAATTCCATCCGGGGGTTATAAGGGATAACTTGTATACTTGATCATTATTAATGTATTCGGGGTCCAAAAAGGAATCTAACTGAATAGTTTCGGGTGTATTCGTAGTCGTGTCTGCGCCTGAAATAACTGTTGTTCGCCCTCCCCATCGGAATGGGTTTCGGTTATTATCAGATATGGATATGGTATCTCCCGGACGCAAATAACTAGCCTCCACGCCAGCTTTAAAAGATACATTTTCTATTTCAAGATTATTTGTATAAACCAACCACTTACCCAGCCTAATAGCTTGACCACGAGAAGTGCAACCAAATGCTGTTATTTCTTGTTCCCGAACTCCGTTAGCTCTAATACCTGCCAAATCTTCTACATATTCTATTGCGGGCTTATAAAAATTTGTTTTATCATTATACCTTATAATGCCTACATTATATCTTTCTTTACGGCTCTTATTAGAGTAAGTAAAGTTTCCGTCTTGTGCGTTTGCATTTGTAAAAGTATAAATCGGATCTTTTTTAGAATCTTGAATTGCGTAAATTTGTCCTGCAGCGTAATAAAGAAGTCCCCTAAAAACACTTGCCATATCATTTATGACTTTAAATGCATCTTCTCGACTGGTAATTATAGTATTAAGGGTCAATCGCGGCTCCATGCCCCCCGCACCATCTGGGACAATAACATCACAATATTGTGCAATTTTATAAAGAGTCCACTTATCAAAACCATCAAGGGGTATATACCGACCCAACCCATATCGGTCATTGGTAATCATATCTAAAAAACACCAAGCCGGATTATCAGTCCAGTATTTTTGGGTTTTCCATGTGCCATCCCATGGGCCTTGGCTTTCGTCGTATGTTTTTTTGATTGGATTATAATTACTCGGAACTCTTACCCGAAGAAGTCGAACATCTACAGACCTACTGGGAATGCTATTAAAATACGCTGCATTAAAGCGCTGCCTAATGACTGAGGAATTGGGATAGGCTGCCGCAGTATCATATTTTTCTACTAACACATCAACTGTTGTAGATTTTTTTATGTTCGTTACTGTTACTTCTGGCTCTGTTCTATAAATTTTTATTTCCCATCCATAGAAGTTATTTCTATCCGAAGCTGAGAAACTACTAATGACTTCTTTAAAATCTAAATCAAAAACCCACAGAAATGGTACATCTGCCCTTCCGGTAATTTGCTGATCATAGGCGTCCTTATAAGCTGAGGTACCATTGTGTATAAGTGGTCTAAATTTAACCACGATATTATTTATAGAGGCGTCAATCAAGTCGCCCGAGCTTTTAACGCTGTTATATAAGGCGTCAATTTTAAGGTGAACTTCTGCTCCCACACAATGCTTGTTTACAATTCTATATTTTTTTGCAAACATGTCGACGGAATAATTATCACCTGTTGGATTTCCGCTTCCATCTACAGTAGGGCCCCTTAATCTTTCCTTAATTGCTTTGGCTTTAGTTAGGGGGAAACCCTTACTGCTTTCAAGTGTCACTTTATCAAAGTATAGAGTTGAGTTTCCGTGTAGAAGCTCTACTCCGATCCAGCTTTCCATCGTACCCGGCGGGGCAGTGAAGGTATAAGACATGGCATTTTGGGATTCATCTACAGAAGACAACTTCTCTGCGATAGGGGTAAAAGTACTTGATTCAGCATAGGGACCACTACCTGAATCCAACCACGCAACAAATTTAAACCCGGCATTGCCTTGGGATGTGTTTGTAGCCCTATAAGACCTGCACGAGATAGTATAATTCTCCCCACCCTTAAGCGGAACCTTTTGCACAAAAAATCTCTTTTTGATAAGGTGTTCAGTTTCTACAACGGGAGTATTGGCGACATGACCTCTGATATAATTTCCGCGATGGCTCGAAAATGACGTGCCATCAAGGTCACCATAGTCGCCCGGAACCCATGTACTTTCATCTATACCGGGTCGATTTTTGTTTATGGTGTCATTCCATGGGTAGTGAGTCCCGTATGTAGGATAGGGTTTGCCACTCCCCCACTGAATCACGTGAACATTAAGGCCCCCCGATCTTTCAACTTCTATGGAATCCTCGGGACGAGTTACTTTTAACAGCTTACCTGTACCAATAAAATCTTTTTGTATTACTAGCTCCCCATCGTTCGCGACTGTGATATTTCCTATAAACTGGCTGGTATTTGGAGTAAAGTAAGGCTGACCGTTAGTCCCTTCACCGGGTCCATATTGCCTATTCATCCATGTAGCTCCGCTACTCCAATATCCGACCAAGCGAGCCGTGGAGGGAAGGAAGGTGGCACCGTCGGGATATTTGCAGAAGTCCCGCTGGATACTGGCGTTATTAATGTACCCCCCAAAGGGTCCTTCATTTAACACAGAGGTTTGACCAAATGAAAGCATAGTGGGCATTGACGTTGTTGTTTTCTCTGTAGTGTCCTCGCCTTTTTGAACCCCGCCAATATAAAGTCGTTTCGTTCCTGACTGATTTACCATCGCGATGTGCGTCCACTCATTTGCCGGCACAGCAGTATTTGACGTATAAATTTCCCCAAAACCCGAACCAGTAGTGTTCCACTGCCAATAAATCTTATTGGCATAATTAGTGATAGCCCAGCTGTGTCCAGTAGAACTATTCCAATTAGCCGTGCCGCCTCCGCAACTCATAAAGCATTCGGCGGTGCTGCCCAGCGCGTGATCTGGGCGCACCCAGAGCTCCACAGTCCAATCGTCGTTATTAAAATTTGCACCATCCTTTGCGGCGGTTGAGGAAAGAAATGTGCCAGCTGCTTTGTTGAAGAAAACGCTACTCTCCTGATTTCCCGCTTGGTTATTTACATCGGTTGAGTTTTCAACGGAGCCATTAGCTGTTATGGCGTTTCGATAAGATGACAGATCCGTAAACTCCGTGGTACCATCTTCCGCATCAGACTGCAAAGCAAACACCTGCCCCGGCCTACTGCTCGAGACCGTTGCTTGACCCACAGTGAGCAAGCTAAGTGCTACTGCATCGCTCGGGGGCGCGTAATAAAATTGTGTCTGGCTGGTATCTTGACCGCTGGGCTTGCCGCCGGCAAAATAATAATCTTGCCCAAAATTAACGGTCAACTTAATGCTTGTTTCCGCGATTTTTATCGTGGGTATCCAAGTGGTGTCTCCTAAATCTGTGAATGCGGTAGTCCAACTTCCATTGTTAATCCTAAATTTGAAAGTTCCTGCGGTGCTATCAATCTCTACCCCAATAATATCGCCATTGCTCCATGTGGAGTAGCCCGCTGCAATCTCAGAACCATTACTATATTTGTACCCGTTTCCGCGAACCCATCTTGATGGACTCGCGTCGAGTTGTCTGCTAATCGGGCTTCCAACACCCATGACCCCGATGGCGGGCGGACTGGACCAGATACTGGCAGCGTCAATACACAGGACTTCAAAGTAGATTTTACCCTTACCCGGAGCGATGGTTTGGGTCGACCTCGCTGCACAGTGCCCACTTGCATCTGTAAAGGATAAATTGCCATCGCCCAACACGCCGCAACCTGCGAAGTCTGTGGAGCTCAATGTGGCATAATTCTCCTGAGGCGAATAACGAGGTACGTCACTCCAACGAATTTCATCTATGTAGCCCTCAAAAAGGTAACGAGGTCGAGCGCCATTATAAGTCTGTGCGCCAATGGTGATCCGGTGTGATGCAGTCGGATAACCCCAATTATCCCAAGACGAAGTGTGTCCAACCTGAACCCCGTCAAAGTAGATGTGGGCGCTGTTTCCTTTACCATTACTTACTACTGCAACGTGGTGCCAAGTGTTTAGATTAATGGTCACACCGCTCGCATGCAAGACTGGACCAGTACAATTCCCGCCCCATTGTATATAGTTACTCTCTGGACTGATACAAAGCCCACCATATTGTTGGCTGGAATTTCTGGATATCAAATACTGCAGGCCGGACTTGCTAGTGTTAAACCACATCTCAACTGTATATACGCCTACGCCAAGTTGTCCCGCAGTAGTGTCTATATAGAGCGATGACGCGAGTTCGCCGCCATCGTTCCATCCATCAAAATAAATCGAAGATGTCCCAAACTTTTTCTTAGTCGTTGAATTTACGGCGTTTCCAAATCTGCCTATGCTATAATTACCAGTTGAATCAGTGAACGTAGTGGAGCCATCCGTAGTGTTTGAATGGAGTAGTAGTTTGCAGTTGGTCGTGGATGTAAACGCCGCTGTTGGCACACTCGGACCCATAGCCGTAATCTTCCTCCAAACAGAGGTGTTCCCTGTTTCCACTGGAGCGATGGACTCGCCTCCCAGTATTCTTGCATTGAATATATATCCTTTAAAACTATCCATTATTACGTTCGGATGTGAACGGGCAATGCAAAAGCGAGTATCCTCATTGAGGGTTTCGTGCGAAGGGATGATTCCACGTGTGTCTACCTGTATTCCATCCACAAAAAGTCTACAATAACTACCATTATATATAACCTGAACATGATTCCAGCTTGCCGTTGAAATTGATCCTGAAAGCTGCTTGACAGATTCATCGGTAATATCTACGCACGACCAATAAATTTTAGTAGCGCCAGATTCGTGTTTCGTTGTTAGCATCCATGGGGCAGAAGTTCCATCGCCTCTCATTAGACCCGCAACAAACTGTTCATCCCCATTGGACATCGAAGCGGGATAAATCCACGTTTCAAATAACCACTCACGACTACCATTTGTGGTATAGTTGTAGTAGTTGGGGTTAAGAAATACCTCTGCATGCGGAGTTAAAGAATCCACCATTCGACTTGTATTTTGTAATGTACCTTCGTTTGCAAGACCTTCGGTTCCATCAAAATATATGCTTGGTGTTGAGCCCCCACCGGGATCAGTAATCGTAGTGTCATACTGGGGAGTATTATTTTTTAGTAATTTAGCATTTACACAACTAAAGTCATAAAACGTGGCGTTTGCAGCTGTGTTGAGATCTTTTAAAATCTGGTTACTTTGTAATACAAACCTTTGATCGTTAACTAAGGTGCCTCGCAGCATAGTATTAATTTCTATAGAATCATCTTGAGGAATTATTGGTACTTCACCTTCAAAGCGCCAATCTTCCCCATCTATTAAAAATAGAGTACTATCATTGGGCTCAACTTTCCCCGGGGTAAAATTAGTTGCATACTTTGCCCTATTTGACATGCATATATTATCTAAAAATACATTCCTTAAGGGGTTAGTTGAGCCGTCAGGATGCCTACCCAGAAAAAGGTCTGTGGGGCTAGAAAGTTTTATATTGGGATAATTCTTGCCACCGCCTGTCTGCTCAACACCGTTAATAAAAATTTTAACTGCTCTTTCACTGAGGCACACCGCAACGTGAGACCAAACCCCAAATTGCATTACATGACCTGTGTCAAGTGATATGTTGTTGTTGATAAAGGTAACTTTAAAATAAAAATTACCATCATCATCTAGTGCCTCGTTACTAGGAACCATCATAAGTACCCACCCTCCCGGGTAATTCGGATTTCCCTTGCCCGCTAACACTTGCGGCCCGTTTGAGTCTGACCCTTGAACCTGCGCTTCAAACGTGAACGCTTGTTTGTTTTGTGCTTCGATTATCTCCTCAGGAGTATAATCTTCTTCCTCCGTAGCGACAAAGCCCCCTTGTCGCGGCCAAAAATTATAAAGGTCATCACCAAGCACCGGGTCACGTACTACTAGTGCAGCACTTGGCGGCATTTTTACAGAGTACTCACCATATGCAGCGGAGCTCGACCTTTCCGGATACCCGGACCCCAGAGATAAAACAGCTTGTTTCTGACGATAGGTAGAAACCGAACGAGGATTGGGGTTAATAACTTTTGTAAGTTCACAGTTTTGATACTGTTCGGGATTTTGCTCAGTGTCGGGGCTGACATTAATATTGAACGAAGCTGGGGAATTACCTTTCCAATAATCCACACCCGCCTCGTGCATGTCCCAGTCATTGAAGTATTGAGCGTTTCCAATCCCACCGTTTGGTTGACCTTTTGTAATAGCTACTTCTATGTTTTGAAAATTATAAAGACCCTGCTCATCCATGACAGGGGTGTCATTAAGATATAAAGAGGATAAGAAGTTTTTTTCGGGCTGGGCATTTACCGTATCCCAACCAGTTGCCCCCAGTGTTCCTACATAGTCGTACTCCTGCTTAACGGGTCCTTCAATGGGTCCTTCTGCTATTAAGTCAATAGTTTCTATATTAGAAATAGATTTTTTCTTAATGCCGTCTACTATAATTCCGGGTTCTGCATTAGCCATTTGTTAAATTCCTTATTATATTTTTTAGTCTAAAGACCAATAAATTTTTTTCCGATCCGTGTACCAAGGGCATTGGGATCATATTCCCCTAGAAAAGGTTTGTTTAGATTTTTTGCCTCTAAATATGACGTCATATTAAAGATGCCGGGATACCCCATATTCTCCCAAAGCTCCGTTTCATCATAGGCATCATAACCTTGTATTGGTGTCGGTGCTCCGTTTGAATCTAGAGAGCTATCAGTGGCGTCTTGATGGTAAACCGAATAACTCTGAGCTATAACTTGAGATCCCGCCATAACTCTTCCATAGCCAAGCGGAATTGGCCCCCCTTCGTTTACTGTATTTTTGGGACCATCAAAAAGGTAAGATGACCCCTTTTTTGTGTCTTCAATTTCCTTAAAGCTCTTAAACGCTGGGGGCTTCATTAATGCTAGTGTGATTATTGTCGTTATTATGATAAGAGCAATCGTGGCAGCAATCCAGCCCATTTGGCCCTCAACACTGGGCACTATATCTATAGATTTTAAACCCTCTTTAGGGATCAAGTTTAATTCAGAGTTTTTTATTAAATTGATATTTTCATCTTCCCTTGTACTATTTGAATCTAAGTTATCTAGTTCATTTAAATTTAATTCTTTTTCGTTAACTAAGATGTTATACTTTAGAGAGTCGTTAACCATATCGCACTGAAATCTTTGCCAAGCGCCATTTGTTATCGTATTGATAGCATGAAAGGCTTCTGGAACAGACTTCACCGCTAAATTGAATTCCTTTCCGATTCTTTCGCCAAAAATGCCATGCATTTTTATTTTTACTAATTTATTCATTTGCAGAATTTGGTCTAAATATCATAATTGTTTTTTTCTTTAGAAATCCTTCATAATCAATTAGGCATGATTTTTTATCAACTGGTTGAATAATAATTTTTCCGTGGCCTATACAAACGCCTAAATGCAGCCCTACTTCCGACCTTATGCCGTCAGCCTTATACAAAATAATATCATGTTTGCGCGGAGTTTCTGATTTTTTAATACGTCCTACACTCCATACTTTTTCAATTGAACGAACAACTTTTTTTACATTGGAGGAACCGTTTTTCTTAATATAGTGTTTTGGTCCGGGCCAACATTCGTCGTAGTTGCTTTTTATTTTAAGTTCATTTAAATAATAGTCTATAACTATATTTATACAATCCGTTTTTCCAAGTTCGAAGTCTCTCCCTAAGTAAGGAGATGCCCCTTCTTCTAGTGAATCAAAAAATTCATCACTTTCTATATTATATAATATAAATCTTTCTTTATTTACTGTATAATTTTGTTGATCTCCCAAGGAGAAGCCTCCTTTCCCTGACGGGTGAGAATGATAGATGGCTTCTATTTTTCCATAATTAGAAAATTTTATATAATCTCGTGGAGAAACTCTAAAATTAGACTCAGGCAAAGAAGAGGTATTAATGCACGGGTGCGCTTCAGTACCCTTGTTAGTAGACACTAATACCCCGCAACATTCCCGGGGGCTTTCCTCGCGGGCATGTTTTTTTATTTTCTCTTTATTTTTTTTTGTGAGTATCATTTTACTGACGCTTAATTGCTGGAAAACCGCCAAAAGGAATTGCGGCGCCATATGGGCTTCCTTGTAGGGCAGTGTTGAGTTTCTTGTCCCACCTTAACTTACATGCCCCCAGATCTTTTGCACACACATCTGCTACCCAATAATCTTTATCAGGGGGTGGTGTGTTTTCGGGTACATCTGCGGACGAAACAAAATAATAATTTATTTTGTTATGGGTTACATAGACAGTGCTTTTTTTGGGATATTTAAGAGCCGGCTCCCACGGCACGGGGGTATTTGTTGTTTCGGGGGTGTATCCCTCTACAATGCTTGAAATAGTTTCATTATTTTCTGTAGCTATAGGAGGAGCGTTTGTTGGTATCATCGTCTTGTAAAACATCTGAAATGGCTCTGAAGTTCGTTGTGCCCTTACCATGCTGGAATACTCGTAAGTACACCCCTGTCCCCGGTACGTCCATGGACATCGGGTCACGTTAAAAATTCTTTGTGGAATTTGAAGCTCTTCAAAATTAATAAAAGAAGCTAATTCAAATTGGATAGATGATTTATCTTCGTGTGATTTTCTATCTATATAAAAAACATCCGGGGGGAAATAAGAGCCTTCATCTGGAGCAATATTCTTAGGAATATCTTCATATAGTCTTTTATTTAGATCGGGAGTTCCGTCTGCTTTTAATTCATACCAATTTTTATAATCTAAAAACTTTGCAAAAGTTCTTATACGGTTTACCCGAGCGCCCACTAGATCATTAAGATCTTTAAGAAGATGTTTAAAAATAGCAAATTGAGGTGGACTTTTTTCCGTGCTAACACTTAAGCTTAGCTTGGGGGTAGCGGCTACACCATTAGAGTTCATTTCAAAGCCATCCGCTTGTATGGGTATAGCTTTATATAGGTTATCTTGGAACCAAATATTTCTTGAAATTAATTTTAAGTTATTATGAAATCTAAATAAATTTATTTCGGGATTATGTATATTCACTTCTAGCGAGCCTCCCAGAAATACATTTAATGCATTAAATTCTTCTCGATCTATTAGTTTATCAGGACTAAGTATATCACTTAAATCTATTTCAAATAATTCTATTAAAGCAGTGGGCGATAAAGAGGTGGCTTCCGCCTGCAAGTTCTTCATGGCCGTTTGCGCCTGTGATTTTGAAATCACCGCGCCACCGCTATCATTTTTAGGATTAACAAATTCTTCAGCCATAATGCTAATCCGGAACTTCTTCAAAAGAAACTTTTATATTAAAATTATCGCGAAAGATTACTGCTGAAGTTATTTTTTTGCATACGAAGAGCCTTTCCGTTGCAAAGGGCGCTGGTGGAGTATAAAGAAAAGCCTCTGAGGCTCGACGTACGTTTAAAAAATGGATAATAGCTAAAGTTTCTTGTTCATCTCTCCCATCAAAAGACAACTCTAAATTTAATAGATTGTTATTAATACCATCAGGAATTCTTTGGGTATATCCGTCACCATATCGAATGGTTAAAACACGAGGTGAAATTGACGTACTTTGGTTATAGGAGCAGGGCCAAAAGAATTGTGGCTTTGTTATACCAAGGATGTCCGTAGTCCCGAATCCGCCCCAAACTGGCGATCCGATGCTCGGCTCGTTGCTCTTATTACTATCTTCTAGAGAGTACCAGTAATCATTTGAATTCTCTGGCCATTCTACAATGTGGTTTTTTACATAAGTATTTTCTGTGTACCACCGAGCTATAGTGTCATATATTGATGCCATATACCTTATCCCTTCTATGTTTTACACTTTTTCTAGTCATTTTTCGAAAAATTATTATTATAATAATGATCCGGAGTGTGGCAGAGAGGCAGAAAATTTTCCAACAAAAAGCCCAGAAAATTAAAAATAAAAATTTATGGGAAAAAAGAGGTTGTCAAGTAGTGATTTCCGCGAGAAATGCCTCGGATTGGTTGCCAATTGTTCTTAATTCTATTGAGAATGCTATGAAAAATCTGGATTGGGTCATGCACTTTGCTGATGATGAAAGTGATGATGATACTTATAAAATAGTTAATTTTTTTTCACAATATAGCTCTGCAAAAGAATTTAATCTATTTAAATTTAAAAAGGCACAAACAGTGGCGGGAGCCAAAAATAGAATAATTGAGAAGACTTTAGGGTATAAAGAAGATTATCCAGCTGTATTTTTAGCAGATGCAGATGATTTTTTTACCCAAGAAAGAGCCCTTGCTCTGCCCGAGATAGCCCGAGAGCTTAATGAGGGATTCCTAGTTGGAAGCTGGTATCACTGTAAAAACGGTGAAAAAAATTTAAGAAAAGCTACAGATTCCATAAAAACAGGCAAATATGGCCCGTGGACCACCTTAATGCATGCAGATATAATCCCAGATGATGGGCAGTTATTTTATGAAGGAATGGATGCTCACGAAGATATGTTCTTATGGGATGAGTTTAAGTCTTCAGGAATTAAAACGGTACCCGTAGATAGTGTCATCGCTTGCTACTATAACGTAAGAAATGGAACAGTTTCGAGACCTTGGGACGTAGATCGGCAAAAAAAGGAGTTAACGAAATATAAGAATTTAAAAGAAGAACTTTTGGTGTAAAATGTGTAATTTATTAAGGTAAAAGGTTAAAAGGAAGAATGTCTTATTATAATTATAATAATGCCAAATTAGAGCTAGCGAGCTATGCCGGGGGGTCTTGGGGTGCAGCAGTTCCAATCTATGTCGAAAATTTAGCAATTTCTTTAACTAATAACCTAAAAGCAATTGACCTCCTACCTAATCGAAGTAGCTTTGGTTATCTAGCTGGAGGGGGAATCGACGGAAACCTTTCCTTAAGTTATTATCTAACAGGGGAAGATTTTCTGGCCAACTTCATGGAGTCTGATAATCTCATATCTGGAAATTTTGCTGGACTTTCTTTTTCAAGCGGGGTTCTAAATAGCTACTCTTTTGAGGTCCCTCCATTTGGCCCTGCTATGATTAGTGCTACTATTGCTTTTTATGGAGGCCTTAGGGGGAGGTTTGCCCCCACTCGAGAAACTCTAGACGCAGATATCTTAACTTACACCGATTGTAAATTAACACAAATCTCCGGAGTAACCCCTCACGAGGATGGAGAAACCGAACAGGTCAAAGCTTCCACTAGTGTTTCTTTTTCTTTCTCAAGTAATGTGCAACCAGTTTATACAGTCGGAGACGCAGTACCTAGAGAGTTGCGATTTAATAAGAAAACTATTGACGCCAGCATCAATGGCTATGCCTTACCTTCGTGGGACGAAGGGGTAGGTGACTTCACTAGTGATACAGAGCAACAAAATTATTTAAATGATAAATTTTTTAGTGGAATAGCCGAGGGAGAATTGCTTGTTGGTTTTAGTAATTCAAATGGCATTACGGGGCAGTCTTATAAAATCCGAGGAGCCTTAAAAGCACATAACATAAATGTGACAGCGGGTGAAAAAATTACCACCACCCTTTCATTAAGCCAAGAAAAATATCAGAATGCCCCGGCAATTACTTCCTTTACTCCGACTGCTGGAGTAGCGGGGGCGACTATAACTATTTCAGGAGCCGCTTTAGAAAATGTAACAGAAGTAACTTTCGGAGATGAAAAAAGAGAGTACACTCACTTTACGACACATACCCCAACCACAATTGTTACGACCATACCGGATGAGGCCATTACCTGTCGAGTGGGCTTAAAGTCCCCCGGTGGTGATGCAAAATTGGGAGCCGCCACAAACTACGGAGACGGCATGCCCGGCATATTCACAGTACAAGATGGAGGATTCTAAAAAATGGTAATTCTTCCTCCAACTGGAAATCTCAAAAGCCAAGTTACAATCTCTGGCTCGGGTAGTAAATTCTTTAAGATTAATGATGTTAGGGTTGGCGGAGTTTATACTAGTGGCATAACAGGATGGGCACCTACTGGACTAGCTTCGGGAGCTTCGGGTGACCCAACTGGGAATGCTGTCTATGGTGGATTAAATATTCTAGTAAGTGGAACTTCGGCTGAGTATGAAGTTGTAAACAAAAATACAATACAATTTACCGTTCCCTCTATTGACACCATAACCGGATTACAGCCAAAAGATCAATGGGTTAAATATGGTTATCCGGCCCCCATCACGGTAATCTCTACATCCAGAAACGTTACTGGGTATGCCTCCGGAATTAGTGGAGAACGTTTCACTGCTATACCGATGATTAATTATCTGAGTCCACTTTCAGGTATATCGGGGGACACAGCTTATGTAGTGGGAGATGGCCTTTTATCTGCTAGCGGTTTAGCCTTATTGAGTACCACTGGTTTTACTCAAAATGAATCAGGTTATTGGCAAGAACCGACGGGGGTAACTGGGGTTGGATTTACAGGAGACAACACTAATAATATTTTTATATATCAATCTGTAACGGGTGTTTATGCTAATACTACGGGCGATGTTACTGTTTATCTACCCTTTGAAAAAATTAATAATACAGGAATTAGTTTTACGTTACCATCTGGAAATTTTTACGGTCACGTTCAGATTCTTTCAAGCGGAAATTTAAAAAGCCAACCTTCTGTAGGAAAAATTAAACCGAGTATAAAAATTACTGGATGCACTTGGTTTCCAGAGGATGATTGTAACAATGGTATAGGTTTTTCAGGAAGAGCAATGACGATATCGGGTAGGTATTTTTTACCCGAATTGATGCACTGGACACAGGGACAATTTTTAAATACTACTGGAACTTATGATGATGAAGCTGGTTATCTAGTAGCGTTTGCTGGAGAGGGAGCAACTGGACTGTTTCTTCCTAAGTCGGGCGCAGAGATTTTTGCCTTAACAGGATACACCCCTGCCACAGCTAGAACTGGGCCCATTAGAATTAAACAAAATGAAAATATTGATGGAGAATTAACAGGTTATTATATTTCTGATAATAAATATTATGTTTCTCCTTTTGCCCCAGAGACAACACGCATGCAAGCGGGTGTCACAAATAATAGTATAGGTCTCTGGCCCCACTATCTTTTAGAGACAGGCAACTATGACTCTGGAGTATATAAGACCACAGGGTGTTGGGGCAACTGTTCCGAACAGGTTTTTTCTGTGGGGTCCGAGCCGCGAATGATGACCCAGACCGGATATTTATCAAGTGGGATCAGCGGTGCAATAAGCGGTGTTACTGGTTTCAATACTGTTTTAGATACGGGGTTTAGTGGTTATGTAGTAACCGGATTAGCTTCAGGCACGGGCGTAATTACAGGTTATATTTCGGGTATTGTGGTACGACCAAGTGGGTATATTAATATCCCTATAACTGGCCTTCTAGAGAGCGGCATAATGACGGGGGTTACATACAGTAGCGGGGTACTTGTCAATGAGGGTTCATCTGACTCAATGATGATGCCGAATGTTTCAAGTAATTTAGGTTATCGCCCAGTTAATAGCGCGGTGCAGAATTGGTACATGAGCGGAATTTCGGGGTGTGAAATCACAGGGATCGACCCTGCACCTATAAGTGTTTGGTATCCAACAGCAGGCCCTAATGTTCAAACCTGCATGGAAGATTATCAAGCGAAGAAGGATAGGGGGGATTCTCCGCTTTACTACCTAAGTGGTTGTGAGCAGGCGTTCTTGTTTTATTTTAGCGGTCACTGGGAATATTTGGATGTCAATTCTCCTAATTTTCAACCTGATCTGATTAATTGTTTTCTTACCACGCAAGTGTTATCATCGGGGCTGGCTGGAAATACTAATTTTAACAATATTGATAGAACGGCAGCTTCTGGAAGATATGATAATAACCCGTGTGTACAAATGGCGGCAGCTTCCGCTGGTCATCCACCAACATCGCCGGGTGGCCCTCCACAGCCACCGATTTGTCCGACGGGAAACCCGCCCAACGAACCCCCGTACGCCGAACCGGTTCCGCCCTGTGACCCTTACTCTCAAGACTGTGATGATCAAGGGGGCGGTGGTGGTAATCAACCTCCGGGTCCCGGTGGGGAATCTCCTCCCCCGTGGGAGTCAGAGTCTAGTGAGAAACCTGTTCCAACGCCGCCCGCGTTTGGGCCACTAGTTAACTCCGAGCAAACTAATTTATATGGTCAACAATCAGTGGTGCGGGAAATGCCCGGTACGTGGCCCTATCCCCCATCGCAGGGACCGCAGATATGCTCGACTATCCCCTCAGTACCCATAACATCTAGCACTCTTGGAGAACACAGAATATCTTCAGTTCAGCGACCTTATAGGAATAACGCGGGCAACCGCGTTAATCTCCGTGGGAGTATCGGTATCTTCGATGCGATAAAATGGTATTCTATGGGGGGGCTTTGGACACAGGCGACAATTTGGGAAAACGGTGCGCCTAGATATGCGCGTAGCAGAACCGAGGTAGAAAATGCTCCACTTGGTTATAGGCGTATCTCTCTAGCTCCGCAGGTTGAGCCTCGCCCGAATACCATGCAAAGACAGTCGTCCGTACCAAATCCACCACTTGAGCGTACTAATGCACAAGCTTTTTCGATACGCACGCAGACGGCTAATCCAAGGGGGACCAGCAACACTTCCAACTGCGGTGGTAGCAGACCGGGCACTCATTCTAGTTACCCCCCACCGGGAGGTGGTCCTGCGATTCAGACAATTGACCCTAATTTTCCGGGTACTCATGAGTCGCCGGGACTGCAGCCACCACTACCAAGAAATAACCAGCCAGAGCCCCAAAACCCCGGCAGCACGGTGAGTGCAGAGGGCGTTTCTCGGGGTGGTTCACGGAGTCTAGGGAGTGTACTTTTTAGACCCGGCGAATCAATGACTGTTCCACGTGTGGGTTCAGCGGGTCCAGAGGGGCTTACACAGGACCCCACAGTTGGAGGTCGGATCTTGATGGGCGGTAGAATAGTGTCCTGTTCAACCGCACAAAACCCCTTTACAACTACAACGGTTGGTGGATCTAATGGAACTGGAGTAATTAGTGCACCCGTACAGTTTCCGTTGTGCTGGCCGCCAGAGTCTTATCAACAGCAACTCCCCGTGGGACTTGGAAACCCCGGCCTAAACCCCTCCTCGCCGCCTTTTATAACCGTGAGGATACCCTCTGTCACATCATTTGGGTATCCTAAGACTGGGCCAATTTTACTTCCCCCCGTAAATGGCCCGTGGAATGGCCAACCAATCGGGACGCAAGGATCGCCGAAACCGGGCCAGCCGCCCGCGCCGAGGGGCCCAATATTTCTTCCCCCCGAAGAGGGAACATGCGGTGTTCCAAACCATTGTATCGAAGGACACGCCAGTTTCCCTGATGGGTGTGACCAACCTCCGGTGCAAACGTTTAGTGGGGTTACAACGGAACAGGGCATAAGTGGTTTTTATATATTGCCAGACCCAGAACTAACATCTTGTGACGCTAATCAGTGTTATGGGCATGCTTTATATACTGGCTCTACCGGATATACTCTGTATGATCAAAACATTGTTTCGAGCGGTGTAGTCTATGAATTTACAGAGGTTCCTCATAATATTTGGAATCCGCAAACTGCTTTAAATGCTATTTTTTATGGTTTTTCTGGGATTGAATCCGAAGCTACGGGAGCATTTTTCCCTACAGGTGGAGAACAAAACTTTGAAGTAAATAGTAGTGGGAGCCTTAGGTTCCGAGGCGGCTATTTACAAACCGAGGCTTCATCGGGGTTAGATCTAAGCAAGGAAGATTCGTGGTCTGTAGAGTTTTGGATAAATCCTGCAATTGATCACACGGGTTTAGAACACAACCCTTACCACAGTAAAGATATTGCACTCTTTGGGTTTAGCGGTGAATACACGGGGGTAAGTGGAAATTCATTTTTCCACGTTGGGTATACCCGTGAAAGCGGCACTGCAGGAATTACTAACACTATTAAGCCATACGTAAATCTCTCAGGCATACAGTTGGAAAGTAAATACTTATGGACAGGGTGGTTTCCACAAAGCGGATACAATCACTGTGCTGTCGTTAAAGATGTAACGGGTTATAGCTTTCATTATAATGGCTGTAGATATGGAGACATAATTCCAACAGGGCTTATTGATCCGCATCTTCCACAAGGAAGAACAAAATTTTATTTCGGTGGTCTTTGCACAGGAAACTTTGATTCATTTAATACTGGATATAATCAGTGTTTTTCTCCGAGCATTACTGGCTCCCCAGATGTTCCCGGCAGACTCATTAGAACTGATTTACAACTTGGATTAGAAGGTAATTTTGTAGATAGCGGTAAATACTCTCAAACAATAACCACTGGTGGTTTTCCACTTTTTGTAAATGATAATCCAAAATGTGGTTCCCAAAGTCTACTGGTAACAGGTATAGACTATATACAAACCACGGGAAGTAATTTTAATTATGGAACTGGTGATTTTACTGTAGAGTGCTGGATGAAGCCAAGTGGCGCGACTCAAGGTCTCGGAGTTGGGGGCAACGGCATGCAAACACTATGGGTACTTGGTCAGAGTAATAATAATTTTGCTACTGGAAATGGCTTAGCTTTTATATTAAATAATTATACTAATAGATTTAGGCTGTGTTTTGATTACGAAAATCCGAATCTTTCGTTTGACTTAATACCGCCTTATAACGATGTTCATTTTAAAAAGGGGGAATGGAACCACGTTGCACTGTGTCGCGAAAATACTGACTTCTTTACTTATATTAATGGGGAGCCAGCAGGTGCTTTGCAAACTGAAGATTTTGCTGCAAACCATAACACTAGGAATATTTACACTGGTATGCCAGTGATAGACGCAACGGGTCAACAGGTGTTTTTAGGGGGCGGTGTCTCGGGCCACCTATCTTATCATAAAGTAGATGACACAGGGCTCTTGTGGGAGTCACAGCCTTGTAAGTTCTTCCCAAGATATTCCACTACAAGTGGTCTGGTTGATATAAACTTTTTATCCCCGGAGCGGGAGAACATCACCTCCAGTTTTTCTAACAGTTTTATGGACACAACCTCGGGAGGTTACGAGTACACCGTCCAAGAGGGTGCTGCAGTTGAGTGTCAGGCGACGGTAGTCGCAAGATGGGGCGGCAATCAGATGCACACCACACATCAGAGGCAGCCCGTGTATCCGTGGATAGGGCAGGTCTCAAATATTACCACCAACTGGATCTATAATAGATATGGCTCAACTGGCACCACGGGAACATATGAAAACGCACAGAGCTTCCCAATCGGCTTTCGGATGAACCGCGCCGCTGGTGCCGCGCACCACACCTATAAGCACGGAGCACTGGGAACAGAGGCAGATTATGGAATTCCTAATTTTTCACACAGAGTAGATGAAAAAAACAGGTCCGCTTACGGCACCAACGCGTGTTTTGTAGAACAAATTATAACATCTATAATTACAGGGGTCACCAAGGGTGATAAGATTAATTTTTACTGTCCGCAGTGGGGAAATACGGTGCACGGGCAACCTGATATCGGTGAAGTGGCCGCGTCGATAGATAAGATAGCTGGGGGTTTCGGTGGGTCCCACATGAACCCCGGCTACGGCAACGAAGTGTTTATTAAACAACTGATCTTCAAGGAGTGCCCACTGGTTAGTTATCATGGGCAGGTTGACCAATTTATAATTTCAAGCGGATCAAAGTATACTAGTCTTCCCAAAACGGGAACTTACGACAGTGGTTGGCTAAATAGTGATCTTGGTGAAAGAGTGTATATTGATGAAATCAATGTAACAAAAAGAGCAGTATTTTCCCCCTATAATGGGAAATACACAAAGCCGGCAAGTGCCATCACCAGCGGTGTTTATACGGATGCCATGTTAAATTTTGAAATCCCGAGCGATCCGAGCAATATAATTGCTGACGGTATAACGGGAGATAGTCAATACGCCCGCGTGTTTACAACTACTTCGGTGAGTTCTCCTGCAAATAATATTGAATTTGCTACTGGAGAAGGAAAGTTTGGAACTTACGCCCTAAGATTTCCTACTGGCAGTAGGACTTATAACCGCGCAAATACCCTTGTTGCTCAAAATATAACATTGGGAGTTGAAGACTTTACCGCAGAGATGTGGATTAAACCGAGCGGCACGGCCTATTCTACCACTCTAACCGGAGCCCCAGTTGATAACGGAATTAAACGACAAACTCTTTTAAGCTTCGGAACAACAGGTAGTGGCTTTAACTTCTTCCTTTCAGGCGGCGACGGCGAACAAGCACTTGGTATAGATCTTTTTAACGGGGGTAGAATAACCGGACTAAGGCCAGATTATACCACTGGGAGTAGTGGTGAGTTTAGTCCCGGCATTCCCACTGATAGACTATTTGCCTTTACAACTAACTCTACTCAAAGTTCAGGGTCATATTTTGGGTATTGGAACTCTGGCGATTGGAATCACGTAGCTTTCACAAGGCAGGATAGAGATGTCAAAGCTTATGTTAATGGATATTTTGCGGGGATGATTAATTATAGTGGTATAGCTCTAGAGTATAGCACGTCAGCGTATGTCTCGACAGGGATAGCTGGTGTTACTCTCGGGAGCGGCCTTGATATTCAAAGCGGCCCCTTAACTCTGGGTGGTGGTTCACTTGATGCTATTGGTTATGAGGGTCTAATGGATGGTTTCAATCTAGAAACTGGATATGCAAAATATACCGGCGTATTTGTTGCACCGCGCCCGTTCGTATCCTGTCATCATCGAAATGAACTTGTGTGTCATGCAGACGGTCCTCATTATGCCCATTACTTCTTTGACTCTCATTGCTGTCCCACTGGAGGCAAGATATTAGCATGGGGAGACAGCCTAACTGTAGAGGGGTTGTATTTCTTCGATATAACTGGAGTATTAGTAGGTGACAATAGAACCCCAGCAGAAGACTGGTTCAGGTCTGATCAAACTTCACTACACGTGACTGTCCCTGCAGAATCAGTAAGCGGACCCATTACAATCGTGGGAACTGGTTTTGCACCAGTTACGGGGTGTACTTTTGAAATTGAAGCCCCACAAATGAAGATCATTCGTTTTACACCTATTTCTGGGTATCCAAACGAAGTGGTTTCGGTTTATGGCCAATCTTTAGATCTTGCACAAAAATTATATCTTTCAGGATTTTCTGAGGATAGGGTGCTGCTTCCATTTACAGGGGTAGGCACAACGGGAATAAACTTTTCTATTCCTAGTAGCGGCGCACCCTATACCCCTATCCAGTTATTTTCTCAAACAGGAATGCAAATGTCAACAGGGCTCTTGAATATATTGACTAGTGGTATTCGAAGCTTTATTCCTCTTACTGGAGTTTATGGTGAAACCGTAAGTTTCTCCGGTAATAACTTTGAACCAGATGTTGATATAGTTCTGTTCCCCGCTTACCAAGGTGAAGACATATCGAGTAGTTCTTATGTTCAAACCCGTTACGTATCAGGAATGGATATAACTTACATAGATAATACAGGTATTGAGGCAAAGGTTCCTCATGAATTAGTAAAGGGAAAACCAATTATAAGTGGATGGAATGATACAGATCAACCCATAAAAGCCCCAATGGAATTTACCCCCATGCCAACAATTTCTGGTATTGAAACTGTTAAAACTCAAGTTGGCTGTCAATTTAGGATAACTGGAATTAATGCCTCTCACCTAGTTCCATTATTAGGGTTTACGGGGAATAGTTTACAACCTTATACTGCGGGAGACGGAGTGGTAGAATTTGTAGCGAACACTGGTGATTCACACGCAATGAGAAATAATACCTATCCGCCCATAAGTGAAATAGGTATAGATAGACACAATAGTGGTAATTATAGTAAGTATTTTTACTTTGGTAAATTTGAACTTGATAAAACTCACATTGACGCAAGCGCAGGTTATGTGACTGGATATACAGTTATCACAGGAACGTTTAATGATCAGGTGGTAGGCACCGGTAATCCGTTCTTAATTTCACGTCATGAAATATTTAATAATGAATTGGGATATACCTTTGACGACTACAATAGTGAGTCTGGTGTGGATATAGATTTATTAAGACAGGATTTCATCCAGCTTCGCGAAACGTATGCTCTTCAAAATGTAAGTAAAATTACAGGAGACCAAACTACAATATCGGGTAGAATTCCAGTTATGATAGGGGTTACCCCAACTCGAGGCGACGGGGGTGTGCAGTTACATATTAGTGGTCGAAATGCACTCAATGTTACAGGGATTAAATTTATTGCTGACTCCGATGCAAGTGCCGAGTGTCATATGGATAGCGGCGTATTTATTCCCCAAACAACTGTGATACCTAGTCATGACCCCAATGCCATGACTCAAACGACTGAAACTATAACCGGCTGGCACTTTAACAGCGTTTACACAGGTGATGGAGGATATATCGACGTGGGAAGCCAAGTTCAGCTTTTTAAAATTTATCCTTGTGAAGAACTTAGAAATTTTGGGTCAGTAAGCATAGAATTAATGTATGATTCAGGTATTTGTATAACGGGGGCTTCTTAATATGGCACATGGTGGTTTTCATTTTACGTACGAGCCTGATATTTTTGTATCAGGAATAAGCCCGACCATTGTCCCCACGGGGGGAAAATTTTTGGTTACGGGATCTGGAGTGTGTTCGGCCACAGGGGTCAGAGCGTCTGACACTTGTGGCGGATGCTCTTATAATATTCCATTTGTTACAGGGTTTGGGCATAATGGTGGCTATTGTGTGGTAACGGGCACTCTTCCGGATATTAGCCCCGAAGCATTTATGACTCTCGAGGTCATGAATACGCGCAGTACGGGAACTTATTATCCTTTTGAGGTGGTTTCAAGCGCCCCGTGCATTCACAACTGTGAAGAGGTTGTAATTACAGGAAATTTAACTATTACTGGCGACCTAGGTATTTCAGGATCTATTCAGGGCGCAACCCCAGCACTAAGTCACGCGGGATTAGTATATTTAAATCCCCCCGTCAATAATATCCTGACTGGCTTCTTGGCTGTTGACGGAAATGGAAATGTCTTTCAGCGTCAAATTGACCCCACCGGAACCACTGGTCAGTATAACCCCGGTGGTGTTTTAATGATAGCGGGGTCTGGGTTACTAGGCGGTGGTGATGTAACTCTTAGTAGAAGATTCGATGTCGGTGAGGGAACAGGGGTTCATATAACAGAAGACGCTGTTAATGTAGATACGGGCATATTTATGCATACTGGTGCTGGATTCGTTGATTTCAACGCCTCTGTCGGCTTAACTGGTAAATTTCATACTGTTTCAGGAGATCACGTTCTAGCCGGTTACAATATGCAAAGTGGACGCATATTTTTAGGGGAAACAATAAATTTAGGTGTTGCCGTAGATGATGACACAATTGGATTCACGGGCGTAAGCGGGGATGATTTAGCTGTGTTTACTGTTATGAACAATGGGATTACCCCTGATAAGGTATCTTTTGGTTTCGCGGGTTCCAATATAAAAAGCGGCGCAGCGAATTCTGTAAGTGGGTATATTACAGGTGGTGTTGGGTTAAATGAGTTTATTTGGAGTGGCGACTCAAAGCAGGTTATTAATGTAGATCCTACTCAGGTAGTTATGACTACCGGAGATCAAGTCATTTCTGGCTTAAAAACTTTTTCGGGACAAGTTAATATTTCTGGTCTTGAAGTGTTTGGGCTTCTTACGGCTACAGGTGATGGTATATTTGTTTCTGATCTAAGAATAACTGGGAGTGTGTCAGGCGCAATGACCATGAAAAGTTTAAATATTTCTGGTATTAATTTTACCGATAGATATTTAACTTCAGAAATTGTCCCACCCAATCCTACTCAAAGTGACGGGTTGGAAATTTTTAATATAAATTATACGGCACAGGAAATTGGAAATTATTTAATACTAGATACCGAACTTAATTTAAGTGCTAAAGAAATTTGCAATGCTACTGTATCTATTTTTAGAGATAGCGAGGCAAACCCGATAAGGGCGTGGAACCAAACCATTTTTACTAATAATGCTTCGGACGTTTTTAATATGAAGTACTTTCATAGGGCTGAAGACACGGACCTTCACACTTATAAAATAAGGGTAGGGCGAAGAAAGACGCGGGGTTATAGTCCAATTTTATATATAAATAGAATGCAGTCATGGCCAGATATATATCCTTACGCATCGGGCTACCTAGGTGATGCGGCTGTTTCATCGTTTCTGATATCAGAAATTAAACCTCACCCAACAGGATCAAGGTGGTAAAATGAATCCCGATATAGAAGACATCCTAGCACATAAATATAGCGAATATCAATGGTCTATAAAAAATAATGACTATGGTACTTTGGAGTGGTCTCCAGAAAACAGTATCCCCAAACCATCTTACGAAGAGCTTATAGCACACAGCGAAGACGGAGGGGTTCAAACTGAAATAGCCGATGAGCGCGCGGTGGACATGAGACAGTCACAGATTATTGAGCACTGGCCCATCACAAAGCAGTTCGAAGCCATCACCGAAAATGCTATGGGTAGGCCAGAAAAATTAAATGAATTAAATGATTTTATAATGAAGACAAAGGAAGACTTTCCTAAATCTTAATTTTTTGGATTCTATCTAATAATTCAAATATCTTGATATTGGGAATATCACTTACTGAGGAAAAGTCTTCTGCGTTAGGGTAATCTTCTTTTTCTAGTTTTGTTTTTATTTGGGTGAAATTGATATTTTTTTCACCCATAAGCTTAGACAGAAGGGCTTTTGGATCAGAAATGTCTATAGTTGTAGTCTCCGCTTGGGCTCTTTGTGGGGCCGTTGGATTAACTGCAATCTCGTCTTGGGCGACAACATTAATTTTTAGAAAGTTACGAACGCAGCGAACAAAAGCTCTGTTCTCCGCGATAGGCCCAAGGAAACTCTGACCAAAGCCGTGAGTATTATGTGGTCCAGCATCTCCTACGGATGTAAATACGACGTCGCTACCTTCGGTCTCATAATTTGGAATCCAAGTTATTTCACAAGAAGCAACCACATAATCCGAGGAGGGGCTATGGAGGGAATATCTTACATTCGTGAAGCCACGAATCTGGGCAAGTTCTTTTATGCCGCCTAAAAGGATGCAAAGGTCACGGTCTTGAAGCTTAGAAACTTCACTTGTATTAAGTTTTTTGCTTGGATTGGGATAAAGCCATTTGTCTTTTAGCATCGAGCGCCAATCGATAAAACCATCCTCATTGAAAATGTAATCAACGTCTTCAATTAAGCCATACTCATTGCGTGTAATAAGTTTCGGAGGAGTACACTTTGATTTTTTCTTAGCTACCATATACAAAGGGTAGCTCTTTTTAATCTCTTTGTCAAGTTTTCTTTGCTAGAATGTAATATTCATCCAGAGCTTCCCAGAATTCAGGGCTATCAATAATAGGCAGCGGAGAGGGGTCATTTGGATCACTGGGGACTCCCTTTTTCCATGCGGCTTCAGATTTATAAGTTTTTCCCTTGCTAATTAATACTCTTTTGGATTTATAAAAAAGATTTTTATCTTTTTGGTTTTTTATTTCTTGAATGTCTTCCTCAAGAGCCGTGGGCGGGATTTGAATGACACCAAAATCCATATAATGAATTTTAGCTTCTTCGATCTTTTTCTCCTCCATCTCGCTCATCAAAATAACTGGGAAACCAATTTTTACCACCTCTGATATAAATGTCGGATCATGATCCTCTTCTACAAAATATACAAATTCTTTTATATTTTCTTTAAATTGATTTAAAATCTCAAATTTTATGGGTTTTGTGGTAATGATGGAGCATTTTCCCATCGAAAGCTGGGTGGCTAACGCCTCCTCATTAAATTCTAAATCCATCCTTACAATGATAGACTCAATATTCATTGAGCTTATATTAGCTACGCAGTCCGGTACCAGTTCTACTATCGAATGATTATAAAAGGACCCCTTTCTGATCGTTTTTAAATTTTTATTACTTTTAATATTTAAAAGATTTAAAACCGCTTCAGTAATATCTTCTGGGTTAAATTCGTTTATGCTCTTAGGGTCTTCCTCGGCAGAAAAAGAAGGTTTTTCTCCATTTTCTCGAAGAGGTTCAAAGAGAGCTATGTCTTCTTGTCGGCTCCAGTACGGGCTGCAGTTGGCAGCATAATTATTAGAGTAAAGGCACACTATTTTTTTATCAAATCCAGATGCCACATGGGCAGGAAAGCTATCTACCCCAAGATGAAGCATGCATTTCGATAAAAAATAAGCAGTTTGATTTAGATTTGCTTGCCCCTGAGAGTGCAAGCACCCCCTAAGGGGTATATCCTCTTTAACGCCTATCTGTAGAATTTTAATGTCTTCTTTTTCCAACACCGGAAGCAAGATATCCACCACGTCCTGCCAGTAGTCGTAGCATTTTGAGGGGTATTTACTGTTCGGGTGCAACGTGATAAATCTTTCCGTGTCTAATGGAAAAAATTTTTCGATAATATATGGCTTATCTATTTTAAGGCCACAGTTTAAAGCATATGTTTCAACAAGGTGCATGATTAATCGTATTTATAGTCTTTGTAGGCAATTTTATCTTTCCCATTGTGAAGATAGGTTAAGAACTTCTGGGTCGTTCCGTAGGGCAAGAATGCAATTTCAAAGAACCCTTTATTTTTCCCCTGACCCTCTAACCAAGGTAGGCTGTCCATTTGAGGGATGTAAGGGATAACCTTATGAACAAAAGGATTACCGTCCAGAATGTCAAAATACTGCTCTTTAACAGCTACATATAGATTATAATCTGGATAAAGTTCTTTTGCAGATTTAAAAAGGCTTGTGGAAAGGTATATATCACCAATACTCTCGGGCATTACATATAAAAGCCTTTTTCCTTCATCGTCTTTATCTAGAACTTCAGAAAACTCAACTTTTTGATTTTTTTGATTATCTTGTATTGCCACCCTGCGAAAATAGTCCACAATAGTTGCGCGGGTAACCTTTTTTTCAATTTCCTGCATCCAGTATTGATGACCACTATCTTGATCATCAACGTCCATTTTTAAAATCTCTTTATATACATGGACTAACCACTCGGAGTCACCCGCAATATCTTTTAATTCAGCGTTTGGATTCTTAGTTTCCTCTTCAAAAGAAAAATCATATTTGATTATGGGCATATTATCGAGTTGATCTTCAATAATTTTACCCACGGCACTAGTGGAAAAGTTTTTAAGAGCCCACTCGCGAGCCTTCCTCCCCCATTCTAACCGTCTTTCTGGTTTCATGGTGAAAACAGTTTGTAGATTTTTAGAGATTGAAAGGGGAGAGGTAGAAGCTTTAATAAACTCTGTGCCATGCTCTCTGTATTCTGTCCACTCGAGGGGTAACGAGTAAGCCTCATCCTCGCACATCTCTTCCCCACAGCTATAGTCGGTCACTAGGGTTACAAGCTCAGCAAACTTTGCTTCTTGTATAGGAATTTCTTGACCGCCCGAAGTGAATGGGTGACAATATACGTCCATTAAGTTATAGACTTCATTTAATTCTTTTTCTGTAACACCCGTATTTACATTGGTAGTAATTTGTCCTTTTTCAGAACCACATGAAGGACAGGTTAAATCTTGACCTGTGAAGCTTTTAACCTCGTAATTCCCACAGTCTTTACACACATAAGTTGTAAGGATTTCGGACTCGGGGATACCATATTCTTTTGCGAGCTTCATAATACCCCACCCCTCTCCAAAGTGGGTATGAAGAAGCAGTTTGGTGGGGGATTTAATTTTACTTTTTGTTTTCCATAATTTATAACCCTCTAATAAATTAGGAACAGATTTTCTTAATTGATTTCGAAAAACAAATCCAACTACAAAAGTATCTGGGGAAATATTAAATTTACTTCTTAGCTGTTGACGCTTTTCATCTTCAATTCTAAAGAAGCAACTATCCTCAACTGCACCATGAACGGTTTTGACATGTTTGTGACCGAGCTTGTGCATCTCCTTAGTGGCGAAATTGCTCCATATCCAATAATTTTCAATTTCAGATGCCCTGTCAGTGGCAGTTGGTAAAATCGGCAGAGAGTCAAGGGTGGTCCAAATTATGGAATTAATTTTTTTAAACCAGCGTCGCCCCACAGCAAAATCAACCCCCCAAATATCTTGAACTGCAATATAAATATCAGGTTCTTCTTCTTCAATTATGCGATCAAGATAGTGAGAGCCATAATTAGCAGACCTAGCTAGTCCGGGATCTCGGTTAAGGTGCTGGATTTCTTGGGGGTTGTCAGGAAGACAACCAACCGATTTCCAAGGAGTTCGTTTAAGTTCGGGATTAGACCAATTCATGCCACAGCAGTAATGGACGATATCATATTTATTTGTTTTATATAAATAAGATAAAATCGCCTTGGCATTTCTTCCAAAACCGGTTTTAGCCAAAGCGTAGTCGCTTTGAAAAACTATTTTTTTCTTTTTAGACATTAAAAAATTTCACTATTTTCAAACGGACTTCCCGAGTCTTCTTGGCTGGGCTCTTTAGTCTCCTTGGGTGCACTCGGCTTTTGCTCTTGGGTATAATCCTGCGTACTCAGCGTTTTGTCTAGAAAACTTTCGAGATCGTGACGAAGCAAGCGGGCTTCTGGAAAATAAAAGCCAATTACAAAAGAACTTTTATTAGTCGAGTCTTCTACATCCTGTTTATTAATAGAAAAGGAAAACCCGACTTGTTTACCCTCCCTCATATAGGGGCAAAATTTAATTTGGAGAACCTGCTTTTGGCTTCGATGGTATGCAGAGAACTCTCGATTAGTCTCAATAGAATCAATGATTCCGGCGACCTCAACTCGACTGAGTTTAGTAATTACTCTTTTTTGGGGGTTGTCTTTATTTTTGCTAAATGAGCCTACTCTTTTTTGTTCGTTCCAAGAGTCTTGTTTGATCATGGATGACATAATAGAGCCATCTCTGTTTAGCCAGAAAGAACAGGCATTTCCCGTTACAGACTTATTCGGTTTATAGAATTGTATCATATATTTATTTTAGTGTTTATTGATTAAAAGTCAAGATTTTTTAAATAGCTTTTTAAGTCTACCTTGGGTTCCCAGCCCATTAATTTTTTTGCTTTAGAGTTATCAGCTAGAGTTTCTCGAGCTTCCCCGAGTCTCTCTGGGAGATGGGTAGTTTTTCCCCCAATCATCTGAGAGATTTCTAAGATTGAGTAGCTACGCCCCGTTCCAATATTTAATACTTCCCCAAGAAGTTCCTTACTATTGCCTAAGGCAGCGAGGATGTTAGCGTCTACAACGTCCTTAACATTGGTGAAGTCTCTGGTTTGTTTGCCGTCACCCACGATAGTCATAGGCAAACCCTCTCTCTTTTGCCTAAGGAAGAGACCAATAACGGGGGCATATTGACCCTCTGTGGGCTCCCGATTTCCGTATACATTAAAATATCTTAAAATAACTGTTTCGATACCATATATTTTATAATATACTTTACACAAGTCTTCTCCAGCAGATTTAGAGACTGAATAAGGATTTAGGCAGTCCCTAGGCATATCTTCTTGAAGCGGAGGAATACTTTTTAGACCATAAGCTGAAGAGGTCGAGGAGTATATGAGTCTTCTCGCCCCAAATTCACGACACGCTTGTAAAACATTACAAGTTCCTACGAAGTTGGTTAGACACGCTTTTTGAGGCTCATCAATCGTAGGTTGAATCCGTGCTTCAGCTGCGGTGTGAAATACAACTTCTGGCTTTTCGTGTTTAAATACCCACTTAAGGGCATCGTAGTCATTGATATCTATGGGATAATTTTTTGCATTTTTATTCCAATAAAATTCGGAATTGCTATCAGCGGATTCATTGTCGATACACGCTACATTATTGGGGTAATGTAAGAGAGTATCAACTATATTACTCCCAATGAATCCCGCTCCTCCTGTAACAAGAAATCTCATCCCTTAAGATCTGATAATTTAGTATAAATTTTTACATTAGGAATTTCAATAGTATTTGCAAAAACTACCCCATCTTTCTTTGTTCCATTTACGATAACTATGTCTCCCTTTTTGGGGAGGCGACCATTATTTTCTTCGCAAACTTCCATCTTTTTTGTAAAGATCATCGTTCTCATTTCGGCCTTCTCATCAGAAAGGATGAGTTGTTGATAGGCGTTTCCATTCTTTGATTTCTTCTTGGCACACTCTTCCACCCACCCCGCATACTCTACGGTTCGATCTACCAACGACTCTTCTACGTCCCTTAGGTTTAGTCTTATATTAAATAATTTTTCTAGAGTTGTATGATATGAATACCCAAGAAAATGTTTTTCATAATACCAGTTAGCGAGGTCTTCATTTTTACTATTCATTCTGAAGATTTCCGCATAAGGTTCAGATTTTTTTCTAAGGGTGTTTAGTCGTGTCTCTCGCAGGAAGTTTTTACCCTTGTCTGTCTTAGCTTCTTTATCTAAGTAATAAAGAATTTCCCTAAGGTCGAATTTTTTTTCTTTTGCAATTTTAAAGTCATTAGCACAGATATATTGTTTCTCTCGATCTGTTAGAAGATTCCACATTTGGGCTTCATAAACAAGTCTGGTTCGTGTTGCGCTAAAGCCTTCAAGTGCCCCAGCTTGGATCAGTGCTGAAAGGACTCCAATGTTTATGCCAGCTTCTTTAGCAGTTAAAAATACCTCAAATTTATTTAGGGATTTGTAGCCCTCATCTGTACGAAAGTTATCAATTTTTTCCATTGTGGTTCCTGACACACCACGAATAGAACTTAGTCCGAATCGGAGGTCACCCCCTTCAATAGAAAAGTCTTGTTTAGATTTTAAAATATGGGGAGGTAATAATTTGATACCAAAGCAATCCAATTCTTTTTGTATTTTTGCAATTTCAGTCATCGGATCTGGCTCATACTTGGTCATCTTCAATAAGCTTAAGAAAAACTCTTTTGGGTAATTAAATTTTAAATAAACGGTTACTGCTGATAGAGATGCATAGGAAATGGAGTGGGACTTGTTAAAGCTGTAATTAGCTGAGTCCTCAAGAATTTTCCAAAAAACTTCACCAGCGTCTTTTTCGAGGCTATTTTTAACTTGTAGTTGTTCGTTTTTTTCAACTAGCTTCCGAACTTTTTTTTGCCACTTCTTAACTTCGCTCACCTTCTTTTTGCCCACGATGCGACGTAGCAATTCAGCATCATCAAGTGAAAAGCCCATCTTGTGAGCCATTTTCATTAGCTGCTCTTGATAAAGGGCTACTCCGCCTGTTGATGACAAAATGTCGTCAAAGAAAGGGTGAATGCTGACATCTATATTGTTATTGATTGCATCCGCATATTGCTCTGTGAAATCAATTGCTCCCGGCCTAGCTAGAGCTAGAACTGCACTCAGTTGATCTACGCTTTCTGGTTTTACTTTTCGGCATACCTTGTAAGCGGTATCTGCTTCGATGTGAAAAAGGCCGTGCCTCTGACGTAGGTCGTCAAGGTGACGCCATAAATTTTCAGTGTCAGCGTATTTATTTAAAATCTCACGCTGCTTTAAGTCTCTACCGTGAATCTCTTTTATGTTTTTAAGAGTTTGGTCAACAACGGACACCCCCCGTAAACCTAGGATGTCTAATTTTACGTTGAACATGGAAACCCAAGTTGCATCATAGGATGAAACGAGACTTTCCTTGGCAGAGTCAAGCTCAGTCGGGCAATTATTTTCTAACTCCTCATGAGAAAGTAGAACCGCTGAGGGGTGGACACTTTTATTTTTAATTAAGCCCCTTAATTTACAAGCGGTTTTAAAAATCTGTGGATTTTCATCACACCAGTTTCTGAAATCAGGTAAGAGAGCTTCTCCGGTATCTTCCCCGTCTTCAGTTAGGCTATTTTCGCTGTATGCCTCGTAAATATCTTTGACGTTTCCATACTTTTTAGGAATCATGTTAGATACTTTGTTTACTTCTTGCTCTTCTAGGTCTCCCACGATTTTTCCGCACTCCTTAATTACAAGCTTACCGCTTAGAGTATTAAGGGTAAGAATCTTAGAAGTTTTTCCTTTGAATTTTTCTCCTAAATATTTTAAAACCTTATCACGATCATAGTAACAAATATCAAGATCGATATCTGCCATCAACGCTCCGTCGAGATAAGTTACTCCATCTACTACCTGCTTTTTAGCTCGGACCTTGGAAACAAATCTCTCGAAATATAAGTCATTAACGATTGGGTTGATGCGTGTCACCCCAATTAAATAAAGCACGAGGCTTCCTGCGGCACTTCCCCGACCCATTCCTGTTGCTACCTCTTCATTTTTGCAAAAGTTAATAACATCCCAAACAAGAAGAATGTAATCAACAAAACTTAATTCATTTAATATTTTAAGTTCATATTTAGTCCTCTTAACATACTCAGTGTATTTTTCGGGCGTGACTTTCTTCTTGATTACCTTCAGTTGATTGTCGCAGAGGGCGGTCAAGAAGGTAAGGTTATCACAATCTTTTTTTGTGCCTACTCTCTCCTTCTCTTCTGGAGAAATCTCAAACGAAGGGAGCCTTACTCCCTTAATGTCGAGGTCGTATTTTTTAAAGTTTTTAGTTAAATTGCTCATACTTCTAATTGCCATTTTAATTTGTTCCACACCTTTAAATTTAGATCTAAATCTACTAACGCGTCATGTAGTTTATCGTAATTATGCTCAATATCAAAATTTCTCGCTATTGCTTGTAAACTGCACCCTAAGCGCTTCTTACGGATATCGAGGCACCGATACTGAAACTCTATCAAAGAGGCCTCAGAGGGCTTCTGAGAGCCTAATTTGTATGCTTTGGAGAGGCAGAAGGTATCAATCATTTTATCTACTAAATGAGCTCCGTTTTTGCCCATTTTCTTATAAAATTCTAAAATTAAATAGATATCAAACCCAAGGATATTATGTCCCACAATATAGTCTGCTTCTTCTAGCCACTTTTCCATCAGGGGGAAAACTTTTTCGTGTGGCTTTCTTAAGCTTTTATATTTTTCATCACTAAAACGGGTAATCCGCGCTGCTTCAGGACTCACTCGGAGCTCACGATCCCATTTAATCATTATATCACGTTCATCAAATTTTGAATCACCGCGAACCTTGATCATCGCCATTTGCCACGGTATATTTTGCCGAAAGTTAAGGCATAGGTTCTCTGTTTCAAAATCAATGAAAACAAAAGTTTTATCTTTGTCAAATCTAAGTAAGTGCGAGTCCATTTTTAAAATCCAAATTCTTCATCTATTTTATTTACGAAGAGTTCCATAGAGCTTAGGCCTACCACCCAGTTCTCCGGCTTATTTACTCCGTACTGCTTTGATTTTTTATGTATATCAAAGTTTTTTCTAGTTATTTTCCCTAGCAGTTCAACTTTGCACAAGCCATCTGTTTTTACTCTCGCTAATACATAAAGTTCTGGGGTTTTTGATTCGTATTCTGCTTTTTTAATTTTTAACTCAGGCTCTCCTGATCCAAAATACGTAATCGTTTTTACTTCTACCCCCTTAAAATCTTCTCCACCATCTCTTACGTCATAGAGGCGAGTGTCTACTTCTGCTCCTATTAGTTTTCCGTAGGCTTTTTCGCCAACAATCCCCGTAAGGTGTGGGAGATAAAACTTATGCTTTGAGGAGTTCACGTTCTCCATCAAGATACCAGTATTCCTAAAGCGCATGTTTTTTTTGTCATGCCTTTTTTGTGCTTGTCCTTCACACCAAGTTAATTCTTTTTCTGTAAGTTGTATTGTCATTTTTTTTCTTGCCAGCTTTCAAGGCTAAATTCATCACTCGATAAATGATTAAAGTTGGGCTTACTCCACGTGGTTCGTTTACTAACGCAGCGCATTGTTAAATAGGCCATGAAATCTTCTTTGTTTTTATAGTAGATACTTTTAGATTCTTGCATTTCATATTTATCTTCGCAAAAATTTTCTACCCGACGACGCATGATTACATCAAAAGGTAATCCATTATCTTCACGAAGGAAAACGGGAGCCGTAAAATCTAGCTCAGGGATGCATTCGCCGTCTTCGAGTGTGTTTCTGAATAAGAAGGAGTCATAAAAAGGTACTGCTAAAGCTAGGTGCTTATCATCCCAAATTTCTCTTAAAAATTCAAAATCAGTTCGAGGTTCATAATAGAAACCGGTGCTAGCGGCGTCGCTATATATTTTAATGAGACTCTTGTAGCCCCCTTCGTCACGGGCAAAAATTATATATTTTGAAGTAGCTCGTAGAGCCTCCTCCCCTTTTTCTGTACGATTCCCACAAACATTTAATCGTAATCCAAATCTGAAACTTAAGTCCTCATCCTGAGTGCTATCATAAGCCTGTAAGAAGCTTCCCATGTTATCTTCTACTAGATAGAATTCTTTAATTTTATTTTCCAAACAAATATCTATCACAGAGTCGGGCCCCTTGGGTATAGAGGAACCCTTTTTATTAAGGGTTAGAATGCTCTTCCCGAGAGAGTAGTGCGTTTTAAAGAGTGGTAAGACCATTACAACAAGATAGCACCTAAGACGGGTCTTTGTCAAGTTTAAAAACCAAAATCATCGTCGTCACCACTATCGTGTCGTATATGACGTGGACATCCTGCATATTTCTTTTTTACAATCTCTTGATCATCTTTAGCGTTTAATTCTTCAGCAGTAAAAGCCGTCTTAAGCCTTTTACCATCTTTATCTGTAAGCTCATAATAATCAAAAGCAAACTTGTAAGGACAGTGCCACATCGTGGTTCCGTCTTTTTTTAGATGGCCCGGATATTTTGCAAAACCACAATAAAGAGGACCTTTAAATCCTTCGTCAGCTTTTGGAAAGGGTTCATCTGCAGCAAATTTACTCTTTGCCGTTGCTTCGTTAAAGTTGTTTATGATTTTATAAGAGTGAGAAAGATAAACTTCTAAACCAGCAAGCTCTTCTTTTGAAAACTCTAATTCTTGAATGGGCTCGTTTGGAAATTTTAAAAAACAAAATTGAACTATTGGTTTGAGCTTGGGCCACGTTTTTGTCGCAACAAGGCTGTAAATCATCCCCTGTAGGTTCGCTGTTAATTCACTGCCTGAGAATCTTTTTTTGCTGCTCTTGTAATCTTTAATTAGAATCTTTTTATCTTTTGTGTACTTTGCTGCCTTGTCTATGAATCCACGAACTACATATTCGGGGTCTCCGTTTTCTAGGTTAAATTCATATTCGGGGTCAAGCAGAGTGCTTCCTTTGCAGTAAAAATCGTCATGCAAACCAACCAATATCATATCGTTGATCATTTCATAATTCTCTTCAGTATTTATACCATAGGCATTTAAGTGTTTATTTATTAACCTAGTTATAGAAGGGGAGCTTTCAATACGATTACTTTTTGTGATTAATTTAAAATGCTTTTTATGTTTTTTGGTTTGTATAAGCTCAAAGACCAAATGACATATGGAGCCACGCATTGCACCTTCATTGTTAGTCTCTGGGAGGTGGAGGTGATATTTGCACCAGTAACTCCAAGTGCAAGACTCAAGATTTTTAATCCTTGAAGCTGAGAGCATCGATTTCATTTTATTGTTTTTTCCCATCCTTGAATTTCCTCCTTTTGCATTTCTCCAAAATCATTTTTTGTTGGAAAACAGATTTGGATTTGATCTCTATCAAAAAATTTTAACAGTTTCTTATGAGCTTTTTGAGCGGCTTGATTCCCTGCGAGATTTTCATCGTTGTTTAGGGCTAACACAATCTTTTCTACATCGTGTTTTATCAGTGTGTTAATTATAGCAAAACTTACGTTTAATCCAAAATTAACTATTACATTTTTAATACCCGCATCCCAAAGGGCTAGCATATCCCCTATACTTTCTACTATTATCGCACAAGATTTTTCTTCTATAATGTGACCATTAAAATGCGCGGGATATTGCCACTTTGATTTTTCTCCAATGTGTTTCCATTTGGGTATTTTGGAATCTTTCTTTATCGGGTGAATGTATCTTCCGGAAACCCCCACAAGTTTTTTGTCCACATCAAAAATGGGAAAGGTATAACGATTTTTCATTCTTCCTTTTTCAAAAACGCCCCCCTCAAAGACTCCCATCGTGTTTTCATTAATACCGCGTCCCACCCAGTAGGAGTGGTCACGGATAACTTCATCAAAGGTGTTGGCTGAAAGGGTTTTATAAACTTTATCTGGCGCATCAAAAACTGGACGCCTCGTTACCACAAAACCCTGTTCAGATTCAAGCCATTTTTTTGCATCCTCTCGGGAGCACTCTAGACATAGCTGAACGAGCTCTTCAAGCGGACCTGATATGTTTCTTCCATAATCTACAAAGTAGCCCGTGTCTTTTTTGACGGACATGACAGTGCTGTTGCCTGAGTCACGATGGATCGGTAGGGCTCGATATTCTTTAGCGAGCTCAGTAATGTTACTAAACCCCAAGGTCATCATTATGTGTTTAATATCACCCACTATAATGTTCCATCATCACGGCTCACTGCTACTGGGGTTGCGGCTGTTTCTTCGTCCTGAGTGGCGTCAGTAGACTCTCGATCATTTCCCTGTATGTCAGAGCGGTTGATGATATCACTTAAAGTTCCACGGGGTTCAAGGGTAAAGATTCCGCGCTGTAGATTAATATGGTTTTTTTGAAAAATTAATCCATCTGGAGTTTCCCTTCTGAGTGCTCTCTCATAGTCTAATCCACGAAGTCCCCATGCTCGGATTTTTAATGGTACAACTTTATGAGTGCCACGATCCAGACCATCAAGCTCCCGCTCTCTTTCATCCTTCTGTTTGTAAAACCCGAGGAAAGAACAGTCCCAAGAGGCACTGTGGGACATAGCCATCGCTGTCGAGTCAACCTTTAGGACTGATTTGAGGGGCAACGTATCGTCGTCGGGCTGTCTGTTAGATTGAATTGCGGTAAGAACCGGAGAGTTAAGACTTAGAGCAATTCTTTTGAGTTGGGCTGACTTATTGCGGATAATTTGATACTCTTGATTGTGGCCAGCTGTCTTTTCACCCGTCATTTTAAGGTAGTCATAGCAAATTAAACAGGGTTTTCCTTTCCCCACGTAGCGGTGATATACGTATTTGATGTATGATTCAACCTCCTCAATACTCATATGTGATACTGTTTTGTGAATGAGAAATTTTCCCGCTTTTGCTGCTACGCTTTCCATCTCGTCCTCTTTGTCAATAAACTTATTGTACTCTACCACCTCTTTTCTTAGCTGTCCGGTTGAAATAAGTATTGGCTCGATCCCTGAGAGCATACCTCCTAGGCGATCCCTCATTTCATCGTCTTGCATTTCAGTATTAAGATAAATAACATGATGACCGCCAAGAGCTACTTTGAGAGCGATATCCATAAGCAGCGTAGTTTTTCCCGCCCCTGTATCTGCCAGAATCATATGTAAATCTCCAAACCGCAACCCTCCACATGCATCATTAAGTTCTTCGTAGGGCCACGGAATACCTACTGCTTTCTGGGGTGAGTTTGCCTTTTCCTTAATATGATCAGCTAGCCCTTCTAGAATAAAGGTTGGTTCAACATCATCGGTAGCTCCAATCTGAAAGTCATCAACGATTCGATTTATTTCGTTCATGATTTGGAGGGGGGACTGATCAGCATTACTAAATTGGGCTGCGGCAATTTCCTTGGCTCGCTCAAAAGCGTCCCTCCTCAGGGAAAGCTTATAAAGGTCTTTGCAGCACTCCCCAAAACCCTTCTTGTTGGACTGGGTAAAACTCACTGCTCCGAGATAGTTGTCTATATCATTGCCATCTTTGTGGGTAATGTTCCAATCCGAAAGCTTCTGTGCTACGGACGTAGTATTAATTTCATTCCCACTTTTAAGTAAGAGCACTATCGTATTAAATATTTTTTTATTATAAATATCTACAAAGGACCTTTCGGTTAAAATCGGCGCTACGTCATAATAGTCTTGTTCTTTGTTTTTGCTTTTGAGTAAGTAACCCAAAGCTTGCTTCTCTAATCTAAGAGATTTAAGTTTATCTTCATTGAATTTTTTTTCTTCAGACATGTATTCTTTTTTTTTCTTTATATTAATGTTACGTTAAATTCTTTTTCGATGTACTCCACCGATAATTGCTCTACATCTTCCCTGTCTATCTCTATTAAGGTAAATCCATTCATTTCCAGCCACTCTGCTTTTTTAACATCCCTTTTAATGGAGTTAAAATAATTTAATCGAGAGCCGTGGAAAAATTTCACATATTCAGAGTGTTGTCTGCCGTTAACTTCTATTGCAATTTTTTTTGTCGCGTTTAAGAAGTCAACAGACATGCGAGTTCCGTAGACAGGAAACTCCTCAAAAACTATATGCTTTTTCCAAATTCCAGCAAGGAAGTTTTTAGCTGTAGTTTGTAATTTGGAACGACTTTTTTTGTTCCACTTAATGCGTTTCTTTCCAACGCTTTTATAAACTAATTTTCCGTGAATATTTAAAAGTCTCATTTAAATAGTGATTCTAGCGTCGCTTTAAATTTGGTGAAAAAATAACGAGTAACTTCGGGGTTCTCTTCAAAAAATTGAAGTAGATTGTCTTCTCCTTGAAATTTTTCTTCTACACTATAGCCCTGAGCGATTAAGTCTTTTAAAGTTTCTTCATTAAAAGATATCCATGCACCGCTTTTCTTTATCATCTCCCACGCACCTAATTGATTTATAATTTCACGCTCCACCCAAACACTTCCGTTTTCAGATTTATATTTAATTGGATACTCCACCACCTTTCCTACATTCTCGGTCATGGACTTGCGTATGGCGATTTTACATAGGTGCCCGACTGCATCATCCTTGTCCTTGTTAAAAAATTTAGAGGATTTGTAATGGTTGCTTTGAAATTCTAAAATCCAATTAGCATAGTGCTGAAGCGCATTGCCGCCTGAATTATTAGAAAGCTTTGGGTCTTCTTTGGCATAGGGATTAATGCTTACCTTACTTCTTACCTGACAAATACATAAGGCAATGTGACCATTGTGGGCAGTCCTGAGTGCGAGCCTTTTACACAGTGTCGAGGTTAGTAACGCACCCCCTGCGACCTTGACAGCTTGGTCTAGACCTTTTTCTGCGTCATCTTTGAGTATAAGGGCATCCATGCTATCAATGATAAACATGTACTTCAGGTTATCGGGGTTTTGGTCAATGCAGTTTTTTATTAAAGCTCCAACGTTTTCAAAAATATTTCCAGAATATAAAAACCACTTGTCTTTTGATGTATCGATGCCTGTGGATTTAATAATCCTGTCTGACATTCTTCCTTCAGCCTTAATGTAAACTACAAATGAGTTTTTAGTTTCTTTTTGAAAATTAGCTGCGAAGGTTAATGCACATGAAGTTTTACCACCACCCGCAACCCCGCTAAAAACATTAATGCCGGGGTTTAGTCCTCCACCCATTTGCAGGTCGAGGTTTAGGCTTCCACTTGAGACACGATAGTCCACAGCCTCACTGAAGGAGTAGTGTTCATCATCGCTGTGCTTGAGGTGCTTATAAAGGGCATCTACTGATCCTCCCATGGAGGTTTCTTCTTTTTTCTTACGTGGTGACATAATAATATTTAATCAAAAAAGTCTAAGGTGTTCTTGGGCTTTTTGTCAATTTTAAAATCTTCTCCAATTTTTTCTTTTTGAAAGTTATAATCTTTTGCTACCTGTTCTCCCGTAGCTTTGTAAACTAGGGTGTGGTCGCTTAGGTAGTAAGATTGAAATTTCAGGAACCACGACAGGCTATACAGCTTGGGGTAGGGTGGTAGAGTCTCCCAGAATTTCTTATCGGGATATTTTTCAACTAGCTTTTTAGCTATAGCTCTTTCGTGAGGCCACCTGCTTTGCGCCAAGTGAGGAAGAAATTTACTTACAATGTATTTAGTAAGAGTAGCTTCAGCTTTGGTTGACCTTTTTTTCATCTAGGTCGAACTCTACCATCTTTTGTACCAGTTTGTCAAATGAAACTTTAGGCGTCCACCCAAGCTCCTCTCTTATCGGGGTGGAATCACCAAGTAATAGCTCAACCTCTGCGGGACGAAAGAATTGTTTATTTATTTTAACAAGAACTGGATTTTGGGTATTAAGTTCCTCGGCTATGTAATTTTCTAGATTATAAGTTTCTTCTACGCCTGACCCCTCCCAGTACCCTTGAATCCCTGCTATGAAAAAAGCAAGCTCGACAAATTCTCTAATTGAGTGGGTTTCTCCGCTTGATAAAATATAATCTTTGGGTTCATTTTGGTTAATCATAAGCCAGACACCTTCAACAAAATCCTCGCTATCACTCCAATCTCTTTTAGCGTCTAGATTCCCTAGTTGGAGCGTAGATATATTTTTATTATTTTTAATTTCGTGGGATATTTTAGCTACAGCTTTTGTAATTTTCCTTGTTACAAACTCCTCTCCACGTTTTGTTCCTTCGTGATTAAAAAGAATGCCATGCACCGCAAAAATATCATGGGATTCACGATAAACTTTTACAAGATGTCTCGCCGCTGCCTTGGAAGCTCCGTAAGGGCTTCTCGGTTTAATCGGGTGATTTATATCTTGTGGCGAATAATCTACGTTACCCCATTCCTCGCTACTACCAGCACTATAAAAGCGACAGTCTGGTTTAAATTTACGAATAGCTTCTAAGCACCTCAGTACCCCGATGGTATTTATATCCATCACTTGGAGAGGCATATCCCAACTGCATCCCACAAATGAATTGGCTGCAAAATTAATAAAATAATCTGGTTGAATGTCTTTTACAATTTTATCGACACTAACATCATCGCTAAGATCACCATAAATAAATTCAAAATTAGGGTCATTTTTAAAATTATGAGTATTTATAAAATTTGGATTTGCGCTTCGACGCATCATCCCGTAGATCTTTACATCGCCAACTTCACGGAGTAGGTACTCTACCATGTTGGCTCCGTCTTGCCCTAAGACTCCTGTCACTAAAACTTTTATCATCATATCATTATATTACAGACTATTAAGAAATTCCACTAATTTTAAAATTTTACCTGTTTTTTTTATAATTTTTTATAGCTATATGTTATTCCTATGTCGTGATCATGAACATTATAATATTGCCAGTTATAGTCCACCCACATTGAACTGGTTCCAGTGTCATCATCCTCTGGGTAGTGACATAGGGGCTTATAAGAATCAAGGTGACTTGTCTTAAAGTTCTTATTGTTTTCAATTAAAATAAGCTTCCTGTTAACTCTTGGGTAGCACTGAGCAATGTTCATCATCGAGCTATTAACTCCAATAAAAATTTGACTTGAAGCAATTAACTGGGCGCTTTCCCACATTCCAAGTCCGCGTCTATCTATAAACGGCGTGTCTTTATCATTTGGCCCCCCCACTTGATAAATACTATAGCTTTTATAGTTCTCAGCTATTTGATCAATAACGTGGTTGGGTATTTCTCCACCTTCAGATTTTCCAGTAGTATGAACAGTAACAATCCCCAATTTTTCTCCCTGCAATTCTTCGAATCGGTAGAGCCGTGGGTGCCTTAATCGAACACGGGGTATGTTAAATAGCTGTTTAAATCTATCGGGTTGAGAAACGTAAGATTTTTCATCTTTGAATTTTATTAAACCTATGAGAGGCTTATCACCCTCTTTGAAGAAAAGCTGATTTTTGTAAAGATCTATTGCAACACCCACTGTTCCGTCCATGACTCCTCCATTGTCAGGGCCGAGTCTTTCGACATACGGATTATGGTCGTAAACCCATAGATGCTGCAAGTCTACTAACTTTTTTCCAAAACTATAATAATAATTTTCAGGCATAGAGGCAAATTGTATCTTGTCCCCTATGCCTCCCCCACTGTTAACAATGCCGACCTTTGCATTCTCAGGTGGCCTTACCTCTATGGCATTATCTGAGCCCTGCACGACAGTGGTTTCATTGTGATGTTCTGGATACATGTTTTATTTGTATCCCAGTTTTTTTTCATTAAATTTTTCTTCAGGAAAAAACTTTTCCTGTAATGCTTTTTTGGCCAGAAATCTTTCGTAGTTGCATCTATCTACGTAGCTGGCTAAAACCCCATCCTCCTTAGCATCTTCAACGGCTTCAAAAATTTTTCTGTTAGCTTCGTACAGGTTTTTATAACACACAGAATTCATTACTTCGTTCCATTTATCGTTGTCATTAATTTCATCAATAACACGGGTTACGCAGCCAGCATAATTTGCAAAGTTTTTCTTTGGGTCTATCTCACATTTTATTTGTAAGATGGCCAAGTAATCAAAAGCATAAGCTTCGCTGACTGCGAGGTTAATCATTTTTTATTCCTGTAGGGCTCCAAGCTCGGCTCGATACCTGTTAAACGGTCCGGTGTATGAGGTATCTTTTTGGCTCTTGTCGCCGGTTTTAAAATATTCCTTAATACTCCAATCAAAACGATTTTCAAGGATTTCTTCAAAGGGCTGTCCTAAAACTCTGTACCTATAAAGGTCTTTAAGATTAACTTCGAGTTCTACAACTTCTAAAAAATATTCAGGCCAGTCACCCGTCTTCATATATTCTGCAAGGGAATCTAATGTGAAATCTAGATTTAAAGTGTTTTGACAAAAAATTCTAAACTGTAATCGCTGAGATTCATGAAATTGTAAAACATCATTTCCAAACTGCTGGTAAAGCAAGTTACAGTGATTTGACCGACCATAAACATAGTAATATTTTACGGGGTGCAGCAGTGCTGAATTTACTGGATCATCAAATCGAACACTTGTTATGTATTCTTTTTTTTCTTCTTCAGAGTAGTTCTTTATTTGATTCACGATTCCATTTAACCCCCAGTGAGGGGTGTGAAAATAAAACATATGATCAAAATATTGTGCTAAATAAACTTTTCCAGCCATCCCGATACCTCCCACTTTTTCTTTGTGAAGCCCTTTTATTTCCTCTTTTAGTTGCTCAGCCCATTTCACAACTAATCTATCAGGGGAATCTAGCGTTACGAACCAGTCCCCATTTTTCATCGGTCCTTGGCGCAAGAACTCATTCATTTGAAAATCATGGTCATTTGTCCATCTTCGCTGAAGGATCTTGCCTTCCCCCTGTCTTTCTTGAAGAAGTTCAAAAGTTCCATCGGTAGAGTAACCGTCAACAAAAATAAGGCCATCAAAATATTGATGGATGTCCTTGGTCATTTCGTCGATATCTTTAAGGCGGTTTTGCGTTATCCCGCAAAGCCACAATTTCATTTCGCGTTCTTCACTCATAATTTATAATTGGTAAGGATTTATTGGTAATCTTATAAAAATTTTCATTAAATTTCAATTTATTCTCTTTATAGTCCCACGAATAACTGCACCCGTTGTCTCCCCAGCGTAATTTTTGGTATTCAACTTTAGCTTTACCGTTACTATGAAGCCAAGTCATATGCTTGACGTGGGCAATTACCTTGGGGACTTCTAGGTTAGATAACTTTTTGTAATCAGTTCCGTCTGTATAAACAAAATCATCATCATAATATAACTCTTTTAATCCTGCGTGTGTATTTACTTTAAAAATCCTAGGAGGACAAAATCCATCCACCCACTGTGTACCATCAAAGATGTAGTTTTTATAATTAATTTTGAACCAATCTACAAAGGGGTTGGCCTCTACAAAGGCTAGTGTCTTTTTTATTTCATCAACAGTATAAAGCTCGTCTAGCCCCAGTGTCCATACGTAATCTACATTTTCTTGGAGCACATTTTTCAAACATACATTTCTGGCCTCGTGCTCTTTAAGGTGTTCCGTTGAAAAGTTATAGTAGTCTATTGTCCCGTCGTCATATTTTTGTTCTAAAATTTTAGCTGTATCATCATTTGATTCAATAGGCAAGTGAAGCTCTTTGTTTTCTTTAAAACAATTATGGATAAAGCTACAGCATAGCTCGTGCTCACTGTGTTTTTTAAAAAATCCCCAAGGCTCTAGACAGTCTTCTAAGAACTGTGCACAATTATACGCCGACGCTATTAATCCTATTTTCATAAATATCGATGTATTTTTGAGCAACTGTTTTTTTGTCAAATTTATTAAAAAGATCTTGTTCTTTTACAATTTCTTGTACTCGTTGTTTTTTTTCTAAAAAATTTATTAACGTCTTCATCATTGCCCTTCCATAGCTCTCGGGATCTGGTTCCGCGCAAAACTCTTCAAGTCCAAACTCTTTTACAGTTTTATTATCACTACAGGTGAGAGGGACTGCTTGTGCCATGGCTCCCTCTATCATACTTAACCCTACGCCCTCAAGTTTTGATGGCAATAGAACTACTTTTGCTTGATTGTATAATTCATTAAGGTGCGTTGAGGTCACAAGTCCGCGATAAATCCCGCAAGAAATTGGATCAGGGCCACACACTGTAAGGCTGGAAAGGGGCATTCCAGCGTCTCTCATTCCGTTGACAATTAAATCAAATCTTTTATTGGGGTCTGTGGCTCTACCTACGTACAAAAAATCAATGTCTTTATTGCGCGGAATGTTTTCTATCTCTAAGGAGGGGGTATAAACTACTTGGGCGTTTTTCTTGAAATATTTTTTTATTTGTTTTTTTGTAAAGTGAGAGATAGATGTGATTACGTCTGCTTCTTTTAGCTGCTCTTTGATATCATTAATAGGGTAGGTGTCAAGGAGATGCTCTGGTACATCGAGAACATTAAAAATTTTCAACCCATCCTCTGTGACCTCCTCCTCAATGGCATCACTATAAACATCTGGGTTGATGGCTATTAGTAGATCTGGTGTTTCATTAAAAAAAACAACCTCATGCCCAAGCTCTATGAAGCCCCGCTCTAATCTATTAACAATAGAGAGCTCTTCGTTTTTCCATCCTAAAATTTTTACTTTCATAAAATGTCTTCCAATTTTTTACAAACATAATCAATTTCTTTCGTGGTTATTCCCGGATAGATGGGTAAACTTAACTCCATGGACGCCTGTTTTTCAGCTACTGGAAAATCTCCCCTTTTGTGCTTTAAGTATTGATAGGCTTTCTGAAGGTGTATGGGTTTTGGGTAGTGAAGGGCACTTTGTACCCCCTCTTTGAGTAGTTCGGCTTGAACCTTATTTCTGTTTTTAATGAAGATGGGAAAGATGTGGTAAACGCAACGGTTATTTTCTTTCACTTGCAGCATCTTAACTTTTTTATTCTCTGCTAAATTAACTCTATATCTATGCGCGGCTTCGATTCTCTGATCAGTCCACTCATCTAGATAAGGTAATTTAATATTCAGGGCTGCGGCTTCTATCTCACTCATTCTATAATTATACCCCACTAAAGAGTGATAATACTTTCTGGTTTGTCCATGGCTTGACAAGCACTTCATTAATTCGTAAAGCTGTTTGGAATTAGTAACTACAGCGCCCCCTTCTCCGCAGGTTCCTAGATTTTTTCCCGGATAAAAACTAAAGCACGTCAGCATGATTTGAGAGGCAATTTTTTTTCCGTTAAGGGTTGCTCCGTGTGCCTGTGCTGCGTCGTTTATTAACACAGAGTTACTATGATTTGCTATAACCTTTAGGCTAAATAAGTCACACGGATTGCCATAGAGACTCGTGGGAAGTATAAAGCGGGTTTTGGAATTTGTTTTTTTGACAGCTTCCTCAAAATCCATATTTCCAGTCCAATTTACATCTACAAATTTATGTTTTAAATCTGGACAGTAGGAAATAGCTTCGCTTGTAGCTATGAAACTGTTGGGGGTAGTTAATACTTCTCCCTTATGTTTATAGCATGAGAGAGCTAAGTGTAATGCGGAGGTTCCGCTGCTCGTAGCTACGCAGTATTTTGCATCACAATATTCTGCAAAAGACTGTTCAAAGGCTTCTACTCTTTTTCCAGAAACATAAGCCGTATTGTCAATAATATCAGAAAATTCTGACATTAATTTTTTCTTTATGTATTTATTTTGTTTAGATAAATCTAAGAATTTAACTTTCATTTAATTTCCTTTTATTCGGGCTGGGTTTCCACAAACAATAGACTCTGGGGGCACATCTTTAGTGACTACGGACCCTGCTCCGACTGTCGCGTCAACCCCTATCGTGATGCCACATAAAATTGTAGCATTAGAACCAATCGATGCCCCCTTTTTAACTACGGTTTTTTCTAAAGTCCAGTCGCCTTCTTTCTGCTTAGTTCCGTTCTCATTGCAGGATTTAGGTTTGCGATCATTAATAAATACTACTCCGTGACCTATAAAAACGCCGTCCTCAATGGTAACCCCGTCACAAATAAAGGAGTGACTAGAAATCTTGCAGCTTTTACCTATGATAGCTCCGCGTTGGATTTCTACGTGAGAACCTATTTGTGTTTCGTCTCCAATGGTACATCCATAGATGTTACAAAAGCTATAAATATTTACGCCCGTGCCCACCTTCGAGTCTTTAACATTACTGTACATCGAATGGTTCCCCTTTTAACCCCATGGATTTATTGGTAGCTTCGATTAATTTAACAACCTTTTTACCTAGTTCGGGGCCAGAAATACATTCTGCTCCGTCCATGCATTCACAAAAGTGCTTGATTTCTTCTTCAATTGCCTCTGTGTGTTCTAGCTTGGGGCAAAACATATCTCCTGACCTATAGTCAAAAACGCTGTCGTCATAGCTTACGCTTTTATCATAGATCATAATTTTTTCTGAGGGCTTGTTGTCGTTGTAAACAACCATCCTCTCACTCCCGTTAAGAATTAAATTACGCACCTTGATTGGGGAAAACCAACTCACGTGGATGTGGGCTGAAAATCCATCGTCATATTGAACAGAAATATTAGCAACATCTGCGTTGCCTTTGGGGGTATGGCTTGAGCCCACTGCTGATAAGAATAGTGGTTTTCTATCTCCAATTAAGTAGCTCAAGATAGAAAAGTCATGAGGGGCCAAGTCCCATACGACATTAGAGTCCCGTTGAAAAAGGCCAAGGTTAATCCGACAAGAGTCTAGGTGCTTTAAGTCACCAAGGTGATTAGAATCCACAAGCTCCTTGAGTTTCCTTACCGCCCCAGTGAATAAAAAGGTGTGTGCAACCATTATCACTAGGCTTTTAGATTTTGCAATGTCCATTAAAACGTCACACTCCTGTGCGTTCATGGTCATTGGCTTTTGTATCAAAACACTCCTTCCAGACTCTAGCACTTTCTTTGCAAGTTCAAAGTGAGTAGAAATGGGGGTAGCAATGATCACCCCTTCAACCTCTTTGTGCCGTTCTAGTGCTGATTCTAAATCAGAATACAGCGAGGTTGCTACCGATAGCTTATTTAATGCTTCAGGGTTTGTGTCTACAAGAAATTCAAGACTTGCGCCTTTTAATTTTTGTATATTCCTTACGATATTGGGTCCCCAATAACCGCAACCGACTAGTCCTAATTTTTTATTCATGCCAAAGTTTTAGATTATGTTTAAATGTTGGATGTTTTTTTAACTCTTCCACACTCAATGCAACAGCATTTTCTCTTTTTTCTGGGGGTCTGATTTCTTCCCACTGCTCGCGCCAGATATCTTCATTAACTTTAATTCTGTTTTCAAAGTTCATATAGCCCAAATGAAAAACATACACTGACTGCTCTTCTAATGCAAGCAAGTAATCTTCTAAATTTGTTGGACTCCCTCCCTGTAGATAGTGTTCGTGTTTTACGAGCTTTCCGTCGGGGTAAATTAATTCACTTGAGTCACTTTTTGATGGATCAAATTTGCCGTTAGGTAGTTGGGCGAAATCCACGACGCCCCTTTCTAATCCGTCCTTATGAAGGAACCACTGAAAACTTACATTGGTTTCTGGATCCCATCGAATTTTATTCTCGCTTCCCCAGAGGTCTAAAACGGGGATAAGATATGCGTCATGAGAGGCGAACCTCAGAGAGTAAGCCAGTTGCTCCCAATTCTCCCGCTGCCTGAGTGGGATTCGTTGGTCTAACCCAAGAAGAATCTTAAATTCTTGGGTAGTATTTTGAAGGGCTAAATTAAATAATTTTCCATCAATGCAGGGGTCCTCATAGCTTACACTGGCGGGTATAGTGGTTAGGTTTCCGTAGGTCTTTTTGAGTTCCTCGAAGGCTTCCCATGTATCGTCGTCACTCTTATTTATTGAGATAACTACCTCTTGCGCGAAAAGGCAGAAGTTTTTAACTGCGTCTTTGTAGTCAAAGTTATTTTTAATTACATTAAAAGCAGTGCTATAAATAGACAGCATATCTCATTATAGCCCTTATGCTGGAAGAATGAAACTATTTTTTAAGAAGATCGTCGAGTTTTTCTTCAATCCTATTAAATCGATGGTCTATGCGTTCCACAAAGGTTTGGAAGTCGTCTTTGGAGACATATTTCTCTGGCATGGAGAGAGCTAGGTTGGTGTGTTTCTCTAGAAGGGATTCCATGTCCTCAATATGTTTTATAAGTAATTTTTCGTGATTTGATTTGATTTCATTAATGTGACCCAAGATAAGCTTCAGTAGCCACCCTCCTAAAAACAAAATTGTGCCAAAGGCAATGTTTAGAATAATTTGTGCATCCATCATAAGCTTACCTCTAATTACACCAAAAAATTATTAGTTAATTAATTTTTTTTTATGTATTTATTACTATGATAAGGGGTCTAACTAGAGGGTTAAAATGAATTTTAAATTTAAAAAAGAAGATTTTTGGTGGGGAATTAGGCTTTTGATATTAGTTACTATTTTGGCAGGGGTTTTTAGGTTCGGGTATCGGATCTTTCTCGTGGATGGGGCATCTATGGATCCGTCTATTGATGATAAGGACGTCATTCTAGTCAATAAGCTATCCTATGATCTACAGAGCCCTGATCGGGGAGATGTGATAGCTTTTTGGCACTGGGGGTTCGGGGAGTTTTTAGTTAAACGTGTCGTTGCCCTTCCCTATGAAGTCATAGAGATAAAGAGAGGTATCATTTATGTAAATGGCCGAGAATTTATAGATGAATTTAACTGGGAAGACCTTGGCTTTAACGTGAATGAAGGTCCGTTTACCTTGGGGCCACAAGAGTATTGGGTGGTAGGAGATAATCGGGACGTATCATGGTGGGGGATAATCTATGAGGATGATATCATAGGTAAAGTAAAGTAGATTTAATCGCTCCATTTAGTTAGCGTATAGGTTGCAGACGGTTGGTAACAATAAATCATTTTTTCTAAATCCCTGACCACTTTACGCAAAATTTTTCTTTCGGCTTCGTTTTTGGAATCTTTTATTTCCTGCCTATACCTTTTTACTAGTTGTATGAGTAAGGTATCCATTTAGATTTGGTGGAAGCGGCGGGGATCGAACCCGCGTCTTTAGAGCCGTCGGCTCAAATATACTACAAGCTTAGTCGGTGTTAATACTCGCTTGGCATGTCACCGACAAACCGCCTGTACGAGTTCGCAAAGGATGTATCAATTTTATACTGGGCTCCTTTACTGTTGTGCTCCAGTTTTTGCTCGCTATCGACGCCCTGACCCTCTTAGCGAGCATCCGAGGCAGGACGGGGTAGAACTAAGCTACCAGCGCGGCCTCTTCAGCCCAGCCAAAACGAGCGAGAATCTCGTCTGCTTCAGCTAGCGAAGGAGCCATGTCAACGTCATTGTTGGCATATAGGTTTTTGATAGTTTTTTTAAGAGGCCAACCATCATCCTCTGCTTGCAATCTGGCGTAAGAATCTAAATCGAATCCAGTACGCTCCCATAAAGTTTGTTACACTTAAAAGTCATCTTCTAAGACACCTGAGCTCTGATAATCTTTCACTTTTCTTTCAAAAAAGTTGGTCATTGCCGCTGCATCTACGACTTCCGAGAGCCACGGAAAGGGATTGTGGTCACTGTCGAATTGGAAGCCAATACCAATCCCTTCGAGACGTCGATTGCCGATGTACTGCATGTACTCGACAAACATATCAGCATTTAGCCCTAGGATTCCCCGAGGAAGAACATCGTGGGCATATTTTACCTCAAGCTCTACAGCTTTTTTTACATGGCTCACAGTTTCTTCTTCGAATTTTTTCGTCCACACCGATGGGTATTGTTTTTTAATTGTATTAATTAAATAGGTTCCAAATTGTATGTGTAGGCTTTCGTCTCGTAAAGTATACCGTATTTGGTCGGAGAGTCCCGGAAGTTTGTTCTGTCTACCAAGAGCTAACAGCATAGCAAAACCACTAAAGAAAAATGTACCCTCGCAGACAATATAATATGTAATTAAATTTCTTAAAAATTCTCTTTTTCCCTCTACAGTCTTAGTCGAAAAATCGGGTCGGTTTATATCTGTAGTGATTTCCATCAAGAAATCATCCTTAGCCTTAATTGAGGGGATATTTAAATAAGCTTCATATACCTCGTTAACTCTGAGGGAGTAAGAATCACAACAGGTAACGACTGTCCAGTTGTGAAGAGATTCTTCATAAGCTTGTCGCATGATGTACTGACCGCATTCGGCATCAGTTATCCACCTCGCAACGTTGAGAAGTAAGTTGTTGCCAACTAGGGATTCGCTTCCAGCAAAAAAACCAAGACATCTTTTAACAAGTAATTTTTCATCTTTGCTTAGAGATCCATTTTTCCACTGGTCAATATCATCGCTCATGTTTATCTCCGAGGGAGACCAGTTGTTAGCCACCCCCTTTAGAAATAAGTCCCAAGCAAATTGATGCTTGTGGGGTAAAATTTGATTTACCCCAGAATCCCCTTCATCTAATAATAGTCCACTCTTGCTCATTTTATTGACAACTTTCACACGTTGGATCTAAGACCGAACAAGCTTCAAGAGGAGTCCCACCACCATCACTTGCCTTATCATTACCAACGTCACTACTGGGTCCAGTCGACTTCTCGATTTCACTGGCGCTTCGGTTCCTTAGATAATATGTACTCTTAAGTCCTTTATTTTTAGCATAAAAATACAAATCATGCAAATATTTTAAAGAGGTAGTTTTATTAAATAAATTTAAAGACTGCCCCATATCAATCCATTTCTGCTTGGCAGCAGCCCCATCAATAAGCTTAAATTGATCGTGATCAAAAGCCGTACGGAATCGATCCTTAAGGTCTAGTGGGATATCTCCATTTAAACGGCTGAGATCGCCATCTACGGCCTTTATGGCATCAATCATGGCTTGGTTCCAGATCCCCCTTTTGCGGCATTCGCTTATAAACCACTCATTTATAATGGTTAGATTTCCGCTTTTATTTTCGTAAACAAAAAGAACAGAAAAGTCAGGCTCTATGCACGGTGAACACCCCTGTATGTAAGATATGGTGGCTGTGGGAGCAATAGCCATGGTATTACTATTACGCATACCATTTTCTGCAACATGCTGACGAAGGTACTTCCACTCTACTTCGGGGCAGAACTTTTTACCCCTATGGATGATAGGTTTCTCATCAAGAAAAGCCATAAGCTCTTTATAGGTGTCAATGGGTAAGATATTTTGATCCCAAAGCGACCCCTCGTAAGTGGAGTAGGGCTCTTTTTCTTTAGCGATCTTACTGGAATTTAAAATACAGTGATAAGAGATAAACTCATAAAGTTCATCAGAAAATTTAACGGCTTCATCACTAGAAAAATTAACCTCATAAGAATGAAATATATCAGCCCACCCCATACTTCCAGCGCCAACTGGTCGATGGCTCATGTTAGCCTTCTCGGCCTCTTTTGTGGGGTAAAAATTTAAATCAATTACATTGTCTAGCATTCGCATCTGGGTGGCAATAGTTTTGGCTAGAAGTTTAAAATCTAATTTACCATCTTTCTTAAGATGCTCCTTGAGGTTAACTGAGCTTAAGTTACATACGGCAGTTTCTCCGATCTCAGTTTTTTCACCTTCTTTAAACCTTGATGGTTTAGTGTGCAAGAAAATTTCAGTACATAAATTCGAGCTATTAATGACTCCCAAGTGTTTATTTGAGTAACGGAAGTTGGCGTTGTCCTTGAATGTCATCCAAGGGTGGCCTGTCTCAAACAGGGTCCGCAGCATTTTTTTCCATAAGTCTTTTGCCTTTATGACTCTGTGATTGGGTAGCTCGCCTTGATCGGCCATGAGACAATACTTTTTGTATTTTTTATTAAAATCTGTTCCACACAAATTATGCAAATCTACATCTGAGGGGGAAAATAGATACCAACTCCCATCTTCTTCCACTCGGTCTAGGAACAGGTTTGGAATCCAGTTCGCTGTATTCATGTCATGACACCTACGTCGCTCATCTCCAGTGTTTTTCTTTAACTCAAGAAAGTCTTCAATATCTAAATGCCACGGCTCAAGATACGCACATCCAGCCCCCGGCCTTTTACCTCCTTGGTCTACCGCGATTAATGTATCATTGTAAATTTTAAGCCACGGAATTAAGCCAGAAGACTTACCATTAGTGCCTTTAACATAAGAATTAGAAGCACGGAAGTTAGTAACATCGAAGCCAAGACCTCCAGCGTACTTGCTTTTTCTAGCTTCCTGCCACAGACCTTCAAATATGCCATCAATAGAATCGTCGAAAGTATTAAGGTAGCAACTAGAAAGCTGACTATGGGTACTGCCACTATTAAACAGAGTAGGAGTTGAACAACATAAATGAAACTGAGACAATACCCCGTAAAATTCAATTGCTTTTGATTCTTTATTTTTTTCATTTAGAGCTAACCCCATTGCTACGCGCATCCAAAACGCCTGAGGCGTTTCCATGCGGCGGTCATTAACATGATGAAGATACCGATCATGTAAAATTTGCAAGCCTAAGTATTTAAACTTTAAATCTCGAGTTAACACTAGGGCACTTGACAATTTGGTAAGATCAAAATCTAATAGTCTCTCATCTAAGATTTCTTCTTCAACAAGTTTTTTAGTATTTCTAATAAATGCTAATTTATATTGATGCTCAAAGGCGTCGCTGTCTCGGCTTTCCCCAAAAACTTCTTTGTGAATATTGAAAAGCAGGAGCTTGGAGGCGACGTAGGAGTAGTTGGGCTCTTTTTCAATTTTTTGCCGAGCACTTAGAATAAGTGCCTTATCTATTTCTGTGGTAGTGATTTTGTCGTAGAATTGAACGTGGGCGTCTAGCACGACTTCACTAGCTGACACATTATCAATATCTTCACACGCCCTTTCGGCGCAAAGATTTATTTTGTTAATGTCTAGTTTTTGGAGTCTACCGTTTCGTTTTTTTACGTGAATTTGTTTATCTGACATCTTGAAAGCCTTTAGCTATACTCAGTATTACATGAGTTTTAAGAAAAAGAAAGAAAAAAAACACCAGAGTGTACTTTTTGTCAATTGCACCTTTTAAAAGTGTATCACCCGTTAGGAGGCAGAGTCAAACTTAGGGTCACTTTGATGGCGTTTACCCTGCCTCTTCTTCGCGTAGTTGTCATACCACACCTGCTTTACGGGATCGCGCCCTCCCGTCTTTTCGGCTCTTTTTTCACTAGCCTCCTGTGATCTCTTTACGAGATCCTCGTAGCTATCCTTCTTGTTGTTAGTAGCACCAGCTAGAGAGTCGGTAGAAAATATATCTGGTCGTGTATCGATGGCGGCGTTGGGACTCGTGAACACACGGTTCCACTCCACACCCCCTTCATCAATATGGGTGTGCTCCTCCTTCATTCTTTGAAGGATATCGATCTGTTCGAGTGTCGTAGGGTGTTCAAAGGTGTATAGCGGCATTCTATTGTACTTTCTCTATATGTTCTAAGATGGAGTCCGTGGTTTTTTCGTAAGTAAATTCTTCTTGTAATTTTAATCCCTCTTCATTTGTTCGATTCTCTTTAACCTTTTCGATTACCCTCTCACACCCATCAATAAAAGAGTCTTCATCAAAGTCATAAATGTTTCCTTGATTAATTGGCTGTCCCTCCTTAAAGAAAACTCCATCGTAAGCGGGGATTTTTCCACAGGGATTAATAAGGATTGAGTTTTTTTCATTTGCCCACTCTTTGTAGCCAGAGGCATTAAGAATTACTGAGTGCTTACCCATAGCGACGGATTGAAACTCGGGAAGGCCCCACCCCTCAGCCCCAGACATTCCTAATACAACGTCTCCAGAGTTTAGGAAGTCATTGTAAAGGCTATTTTTAGCCATGAATCCAAAAAAATTAACATTAAAATATTTTGCATTTTGAAGAAGGGAGCCTACAATCTTTTGATTATCTTCGGCACTCAAGAATGGATTAAAAATTGCTGCTTGCAGAAAATATTCTTTTTGATTTCCAAATCTTTTTAGCCATGCCTTTACTATTTTGTCGTGGTGTTTTCTTTTTTCAAATTTACCCACCATATTAAAGGTGATGCGTTCATCTTCAAAGTATTTTTTATTTTTTCTTTCGAAATTATGTTTGTCGAATCCAAGGGGGATGGTGGAGACATTGGTAGCTCCGAAAGTTTCAAAAACCTTTGTGGACTCACTGCTTGATAAAAAAACCTGAGTATTGTTTTTTACAATGTTAATTTCCTCTTTCGTTGGCTGATCTAGTTCATAGAAAGTAAAAAGGAGTTGATTTTTACTAAATGACTCAAGTGATCCCATGAGATGCCAAAGCTTAAGCATCGGTATGTCTCGTTTGTGTGAGGATTGTGACTTCGCGATCCCGCTCTGTATCCACTCTAAAAATTCCTTATCGTGGTTTTGTGTGGTAAGGTCTACATTGTCCTGTATCGGGAAAATGCAGGGGTTGTGCCCCTTCTTTTTGATCTCTCGAAGAATGGCTGTTGAAACCTGTCCAAAGCTCACACTACCTAGGGGTACATTTACTGCAAAATCCATATAGTTAATATAGCGTTTTTTTTTGAAAACACAAAAAAAATCGGAAGAAATTTTCTTCCGATCATGTGTTTGGAGTTATAGACTTAAAAAACTAAAGTAAGTCGTCACTGTTACTCTCATTGGTCGTAGCAGCCTCGGGCTGAGGTTGTGCTGGACGAGCCTTATAGATCTGATAATCTGGTTGGTTTTCTTTTTCCTTGCGGTTATTTTTGAAAACTACCAATTTAACAGTTTTTTCTTCGCCATCAATCTCCATTTTTACATGGCCAGCCAAGTATTTTTGGTTGGTGTTGCGGCTCTCTCGAGCCCAGAGGGCACCGATGTTAGCGTTTTGGTTCTCGTTTGTATTTGTGTTTTGGTTTTCGCTCATATTATTTTAATATAGTGTGTGTTAGTGTTGGTGTCAAGCTTTATTCTTTGTCGGAAACCACCCCCTCTACCGATGTGGGAGTTTTATCTCCAGAAGTCTCTTGTGCTGATGCCTGTTCAGTTTGCGTCACTTGTGGGAAGCTAACTTGATCAGTAGTCTGGATGTTTGCTAGTGCTGCAATGGCGTATCCGGTCAACAGTAGATTCAGGCACATCACCATTAAGGCGGCGCGAGCATATACTGTTTTTACAGTCGTCATTGCGGATTTCGTGTTATTACTATTATCTTCTGTCATAGAACGATATCTTAGGGCCTTGAATCAGCTTTGTCAATTTTTTTTTCATTTAATTTGACGCCAAGGGAAAGTCCGGAGTTGTTAATTTAGAACCGAAACGAAAAACTATCTATTGGTGGACGATATACTGTACTATAGATAGCGTCATTACTTTTCAGTTATATAAAAGGATTCGCGGGTTTTAGTGCGGGCCTTTTCGACAAGTTCTTCGGCCATTCTTTTTCCCTCCTCTGTGTATGGGAAGGCTCCCTGTGTATAGTTGTTGCTCTCAGCGAGAACTAGATACATTTTACTTTTTCTTTTTCGAGGCATTATATTTTTTAAATTCCTTCTCTATTTCGTCTAGGATTTTAGCTTCTACATCCCCACGTCCACATAGTGCTGTATAGGCGTTCACGTTATGCTCTAGTATCCTTTTGCTGTATTTATGTTTAAGTTTTTTATTATCTAGATTTTCAAAGAAAGATACAAGCTCCCCCACTTCTTCTTCCCACCAGTTTACGCTCTTATAAGCTAAAAGATACTTTTCTTGGAAGTATTTTTTATTGAACTTTTTCATCACTAGGGTCCCCTCCCATCGCTTGCCGGATAGATATTTTAATTTCTTCCTCTTCTTCTTTTGTAAATGGAAAATTTTCAGAACCTTCTTCTATGATTAATTTTTTAAGGTTTTTTAGGTGGAAAACATAAAAGCTTTCAAATAGAGCTCCCTCTATTGAACACTCCACCCTGTTGTCATGTTCAGCTTTTACAAGAATCTCATCTAATAATTGTAAGCTTTTTTTCATTATACTATTGTATTAAAAAGAATTAAAATTTATAATAAAAAATTAACCATTTTCCTAGGGTCTACCTCAAGGAAAACCCCTTCATCTTTTAGCTCTATCATCTCGTCAAGGCTAAATCCCTCGTCTTTGGCCCATTGATATTTACGCTGATTAATTAAAAAGGTCCGTATTTTTAAATCACCAAAAATATTGGGCGAAATTAATGCCATCCCAACCTTACTGGTCTTTGGATTAGAGACCAGAGTGACGGTATCCATCTCGCTTTCATCAATTCTCAAGGAGTATCCAGCCTGAATAGCTTCCGACTTAATTCTTAGTACATATTCCTTGAGAGAAAAGTTCACGGCACCTTTACTTACACTTAATTATATGGCTACTGCAGTATTCTGTGCTTTATAATTTTTTTAGTTTCTTTATCGCTGTAGAGGAATATTATTTGATCGCGGCCCTCTATTGGGTTGCGGTATTTTATCCAGTCTACATTAAAGGGGCTTTTACTTGAATTGCCATAAGTCTGAGCATCCCAAGTGGGATCAGCCGTTTTATGCATCTTCTTTTTTACTGTTTTTTTTTGTTTCATTTTTCTTTTGAGGTTTTTGGTTATAAAAAAAGTAGGGGCTATTGCCATAGCTTCTGTCAACGTCTTCGGAGCTCATTTGATCAGAATATACTCGGAGTTTAGGCACGTTGTCCTTGGGATATGGAACTATAAAGTCAGGATTATGCCACCTTAGTAGGTTATTTGGGGGTATACAGAAATTTCCATCATCTAGGACTATGAACTGATAGCATTTACTGTCAGTGTCGTTGGCGTATCCCACATTAAGCTCGTTAAGGTCTCCTTCATAATCATCAATCGTAAATAGGTATTTACCAGAGCGCCAAACATCATCTCGACAATGAACGTCCACCCTTTTGTGTTGTAAAAAGGCAAATGTTGTAACCGCAATGTTATTGCTTTGACAGTCCCACGTTTGAAGCATGGAGAGCCGCTTTTCTTCCTCTGTTGATAAAATATCAAAATCTTTTTTATGGCAAAAGGCTGAAATTGGCATCATCCAAAAATTTGCTCCGAACTTGGATTGAAAATGGAAATGCATAGGTCTATTGAGCATGGATTTACATCCAAATATATATCCCTCAGTAAGACCTTCATCATCTTCCGGGAAAATATATTTATTTCTAATGAAGCATTGAACGTAAGGTACATTTGCGTTTAGCTGGGCCATTTTTACTCCTCATCACCCTCAATGTCTTCCTCGCTGTTCCGTAATATCTCACAGATTATGCTTTTTCGCTCAATAAATCCTTCACGGTAAAGGTAGGATACTATTTTTTCAGCTTCGACAGAACTAACATCGTTCACGACATCGTGTATTTTAATTTTTGTTTTGTATACCTCGATGTGTAGTCCATTTAATTGAACAATTTTAGGTTTTGTCCTCACACATATAATTACACCGGTGTAAAGAGTAATGTGAATTTGATTACATCATCTCTTTTAATTGACACTCCCCTTAGTGATAGCTTAGCCATTAGATATGTCATGGCATTTTCGCGGTGCGACCTAAAGTTATATAACTTAATAGAGGTAGAGCAAGAGTTGAAGGATGTTTACTTCATTTATATGAAGGAACTTGGTCTAATGGACTATGTAGAACAGTATGTTACTCCGGAGGAGCGCGTCTCAGGATTGAGAATAGATGTTGATTTTAATTATACTAATACTATTAAAACAAATTCAATAGATTTTGGGAACGTAAGTCGGATTACGGAACAACTAAAGAGACTCTCTAATAAATAGTAAAAAATTCATTAGAAAACTCATCCCATAGGGGGTCTTTATCTGAAGCTTTTACTTTTTCAGCTTTTTTGTATTGATCATAGCAAACAGCTGCACGTTGACTTTTGTTTCTAAACTCCTTGTTCATTACGCTGTCCCCCATGCAGCGAGAAACGAACTCTGATTGAGATTCTTTACCTTTTTTTGAGGGGAGTGGCATTTTATTTATTCTTGTTAGAGACTTTTTTATACAAGTCTGAATAGTCTGTTGATTTACTCTTTTTTTTGTTTAGCCACGGCGGAAGCTTTTTGCCATTCTTGCCTTCTTCTTTTTTATCGTCTTTCTTATCGCCCTTCTTACCGTCTTTTTTGTCTTCCTTTTTATCTTTCTTTAGCCACGGGGGAAGTCCTTTTTTAGAAGTCGCAGTCTTGTCTTTCTTATCAAACTTTTCATCTTTTTTAAGATCATGAACCATTACGCTTTTCTTTTCAGAGGGTTTTCCTTTCTTTAGCTTCTTGATTTTATCTTCGTCGTCTTTAATGGCGTCTTTTTCGTGTTCTCCTTTTTCTTTTTTAGAATCACGATCAAGTTCTTTTTTGTCTATTTTATTCCACTCTTTTTTGGTTTTGGCCCCCTTAACCCACTTGTCAGGAAGCGCGCTTTCACATCCGAGTTTTTTGGCGCGACTCGTCAATTTACTTTTGAATTCATCAAAGCTCATTGAACCTTTGTACATCCCCCATGAACTTACGGCGTCTTCTACATCTTTGCAGGACATTACTGGGAATGATCGCCTTTTGGGGTCAAGAAAATCACTGTCTTTGAGTTCACTACGCTTTTTGCCGCCAAATCTCTCTGCGCTCTGTAGGCTACTAGCTTCTCCGTCAAAAAGGTCAACCTCCCAGACATATTTTTTATGTTCGATCTTCATTACTTTAAGGATTACACTTTTTTTTACAAAAAAGAACAAAAAAGCAATAAAGCTAAAGCCTTATCACTCTTTTATGTCCACCCTCCGACGCCCCTTATCTAAGTTCCCTTGTATTTTTAGGGTTTGCAGGAACAATTGCAGTCCGTAACAGCGCACTTTCCGGACTCACAACACCCCGCATCGCACGAGCAATTTGGGCACCCTGAGGCAGCAGAGTCTTTACATCCAGCGGCAATAAACATGGCACAACTACAGAT